CCTTATGTCATTTAGGGCTGACAAACACCTATATGGCGGATTATGGCCCGCCTTGCCTTTATATTACAGCAGGTTTAGATACGTTTTGTAATATCCAAAATTGCTTCAATTTCTTCCCAATCTTCATTGTAAGCCGCCCAATCACCTTTATGGGCAATCTTAATTGCACGGTTAATAACACTGGGTTTAATTTGTAATTCTTCTGCTACTGCCTTAACAGTTTCTTTTAAGCCTTCTTGTAAATCTTCTACTTCACGAAGTACTGTAGAGCCTTCGCTGATTAATCTTTCTAATTTTGCCTTTTCTTCTGCACCGTATGAACGACCACCCATTGTAAATCTCCTAATGTATAAGCCTATTATACAGTACTTATCTTATAAATGCAAGCTCTTAGAAATTTTAAAGGTGAAAATGGCAGAACTAGTCTGCCATTTTATTTGATTAACCGCGGGCTATTTTCAACCAGCGAGCTAATTCGTCAGTTTCGCCTAATGTAGCAGGAGCTTTTGCTGGAATTTTACCACCGTTTTCTAGAGGCTTACCATCTGGCCCAACAACTATAGTTTTTCCATCTGGCGTAGTAATCATATGATTACCTTCGTCATCTGTTTGCACTTGTGTACGTGTCGGTGCTGTTGATTTAGCATCTAATGAACCAATTGCAGTATTACCAGTAATTCTAGCTAATTCTTGCCTTGCCGCCGCCAATTCTTTTTGGCACTCTGGCTGTTGTGCTAAGTCAGACATTAACTGCCCAATTTCGTTTTCAATATCTGTTGTATTTGTTGTAGTTGGTGTAACTGGAGTTGGTGTAACTGTAGTTGGTGTAACTGGCTCTGGATTTGGCCCTTGACCGTCATCACCTGAAAGCATTCTGTATAATGCATATGCAGTTGCGGTAGTTATTAGTCCGTATGTAAGCGCCTTTCCAGGGTTACGTCTAATCCAGGATTTCTTTTCTAATGGTCCTAATGCTTGAACTGCTTCTTTTTCTGCTTTTTCTGCACCTGTTAATACTTTTCTACTTGCACTTGAGCTTGCACTTGAGCTAGCTGAAGAACTTGCTCCAGCAACATCATCTGCTGCCTTACCGGCTGCTTTACCACCTGTTCCAGCAACATCATCTGCTGCCTTACCGGCTGCTTTACCACCTGTTCCAGCAACATCATCTGCTGCCTTACCGGCTACTCCAGCAACATCATCTGCTGCCTTACCGGCTGCTTTGGCAGCATCGTCGGCGCCACCTTTTACCATATTAGCCATAGCACTTTGAGTACGGGCTCCAGCATTTGCATTAGCGGTCCCTTGACCTTGAACTTTTGTACCACCCGGACTTAATTTAGCATCAGTTTTTCCAAGTTTTGCTGCCATCTTATCTACTGACATAGACTTACCAGTATTGCTAAGATAGTTACTACCGTTTTTAGTCCAAGTTTCGCCTGATAGTCTAACAGTTGTCGGTAACGTATCAGCGGCTTTAGTTGCGGCTGGCGCTACTTTGTCAGCGGCTTTAGTTGCGGCTGGCGCTACTTTGTCAGCGGCTTTAGTTGCGGCCGTAGCGGCATCATCTGCGCCTTTGCCAAATAATCCGCCAATTTTACTAGAAAGCCAATCAGCACCTTTAGTTGCTAGATCTAACTTACCTGCTTCATCTAAAGATTTTTCTTGTTCTAGCATTGCTAGACGATCTCGTAAACTAGCCATTGATTCTGCAACTGATTCTTTAACAGTAGGGAATTGTTTCATAGCTGTTTGTGTAGCAGGTCCCATAATTCCGTCTGCTTTAATCTTAGCACCGGCTGCAATTAATTTTTGTTGTAGTGCATATACTTTAGGATCACCTTGTGGCTTACCACCTTGTTGAGGTTGATCAGGAGTACCCAATACATTAGCATTGTGTGCTTGAATTGCCTTATCTGCGGCATATGTTGCGCCAATATTTGCCGCTGCCTGAGTTCCAAGATTTACAGCGCCTAAGCCAAGTTTGCTTGTAACTCCTGCTGCCTTAGCACCTTTAACAGCTAAATTTCCTGCAAATCCACCTGGAATTGGTGCAAGAATAGATCCAGCAAGATTAGCGCCGCCATACAAATAAGGACTACGCTCTTCGGCATCTTTAGTGGCCGCAAGTTCTTTACCTAATTCGTCTTTGTATTTTGTACCTTTAATAAGACTTTTGCCGCCTGCAACAATGTTGTCACCGGCACCTAAAGTAACACCGTTAAATGCACCTCGGCCAAAATCACTAGCATCTTGTCCAAATTGTTGCATACTATATTCGTCTAGTTCATGATAACCAAACTCTAATAATAGTTGTTGCTCAATGCCTAACGATATATCTTCTTTAACGGGAACCCCAACACCTGCCAAACGTTTCATAACGTCGTCAGTGGGTTTGCCAGCTTGTCCCGAGTCTAGTGTTGGACCGCCTTTTTTGGCTGCTTCTAATTTTTTCAATAGTGAATTTAGTTTGGCAATCTTTTCAGCACAAGGTGCTGTATTACCGCCTTGCCCGCTGTCTGGGGTAACTGTAGTAACTGGAGTTGGGGTAACTGGAGCATCAGGTTTAACTGGAGCATCAGGTTTAACCGGAGGCTTATATGTATCCCAGGTTACGCCTTCTGGAAATTCAACAGGTTTGCCATCAATATAAACACCGTCAACACTTGCTGGGTTCCAAGCAGAACGATTTTTTGTATTTCCATTCCAACGCTGTATTTCTCGACCACCTCCTCGACCACCTTCTGCATTTTGTGACGAACCCATCCACCAAAAAACACCAGGTTTAGTCATCATCAATGGTATAATATTACCAAGGTTTCCTTTATGAAAGTGAGTAGGTACTATTTCAGTAGGTGGTGCACCTGGATCTTCACTGCTACCACCTTGACTAGCCAAATAACCAAGACCACCACCTAATGCCGCAGCCACCAGCGGTGCAATTTCCATTACTGGTTTATCAGAGCCTTGTTCGATGGCATCCATTTTAGAAATAAGGTCTTTTATATTCATTTGTTTTTTCCTAATACACGCTCTGCAATTTGACCTGCATACTGGTTAATTAATTGACGTTTGTTTACTTGTTCTTGTAATTTTTCTTCTTCTACTTGTGTAAAGTATTTGTAAATGAGAGATTCTTTACGCTCTAACATTTTTGTAGGTTGTTGATAATGTTGCATTGCCATTTGTACTGGCAATGATACTTTATGCGGAGTGGCTTCGTTAAGAATTTGAACACTGGCATTTTTGTCTACAATAGACAAAAATTTAGACATGTTGTCAGCACCTACTACAGGCTTTGTAGCAACGCCATCCATCGCCTGTAGTATGCGCTTCATGTCCATAAAATTATCCTAGTAATTTTGTCAACTTGCGTAGTTGTGCAACTTCAGAAGATTCGGTTACTTGCAAGTTTTCGTTACGATTTAAACGACTTAATTGCTCTTGCATACGTGTAAATTCTGTAGACTCTTTAACTGTTTCTTTTTTACTAGCACGTAATGCGGCTAAATCTGATTTTTCAATTTTACCGTCGTGATCTGCATCAATCTTTTCCTGATTACCTGGCAAATCTTTAGTTGCTTTTGCTTTTTCAGCAATGTAAGCAGTAGTTTCTTTGATGTTTTTCCACATAGCGGCAGCGGCAATTTTCTCGCCTTTCTTACCACCGCCCGCAGCCTTAGCTACCTTGTCAAAGCTCTTACCTGGCTTACCAATATCTCCACCTGCTTTAGCTTTCTTAACAACAGCAGATTTTTTAGCGGCACTTAGTCCTGCGCTTGGCTTTGCGGCTTCTTTAACTTCCTTGCCACCTTTTTCGTCTTTACCAAGACGTCCGGCAATAACATCACCGCGTGTTATTTTGTCATATGGTTTAGCATTGTTAGCCAAATTACCGTCGCCCTTCTTTTTGGCTTCGTCAACTTTATCGCGGTTATCAAATTTTGAACCGTCTTTCATACCCCATGTCTTAGCACTCTTAGGACTTTGCTTTAGAGCTGGAGCACGATCTTTCTTTTCAGAGGCAGATTGTGATTTAGCATGACTCTTAACACCTTTACCTGATTTTTCTTCAGCTTCGCCATCATCGTGATAGCTAGTGTTAGTATGTTTAACGCCAGTGTCAGTCTTAGTCATTACACCTGTGCGGGTTTTTTTGGTATCACCAACTTTTGATTTTTCGTCAAAACTTTCTTTAGTGGGTTTATCTTGTCCCGTTGCTGGCGCAGTTGGAGTATATGAACCTTTAACTTCGCCTGTGCTGAAATTTGTACTGCCACCTGGATACTCTGCTGTTAACTCATCTAATTCTTCGTCATCTGGAATACCGTTGTGATTTTTATCTAAACGCTTGTGAGCGGCATGGGTTGCTTTTGTTAAACGCTTGTATTTTTCAACTTTACCCTGTACGTGCGCCGGAATTGGTTTAGGTTCTTCATAAACCATACCAGTACCACCACATTCTGTACATGGGCGATCACCACCACTTAAGATGCCTTCTTCAACTTTCTTTGCTTTTTCAGCATCTTGCTTTTTCAGCGCCTTCATCTTATCTTTAGCTTCAGCTAGTAATTCTTTAATTCTCATTTTTTGCGCCTCGTTTAATGTATCGCTGTTATCCAAATGATGACCGTACTCACTAAATTTCATTTCGTATTCTAAATAGTGATATACGCTGGCAATGTAGTCAGCGGCTTTAGTAATCTTAGCTTGAACCCAAGATTCTAATTGTGTGCTATCGTCCATTTGCTTAAACAATTTTAAGCTATAATTTGCTAATTTATAAAGATCAGCTTTGGCCATTGCGCCTTCGTGATCTGGTTGTCCTGTAGGTAAATCAAATCCTTGTGCAGGTGCAGCCATATCTGGGCTCATTGCTGGATTCATTTCGCTTGGTTCTAGTGGCATGGGTAAACTCCGTTTTCTTTATATATTTATCGTTTGATGAATGACTGCTTGCCGATACTTCCGCCTGTAATTAGATTTACATCCATATCTTGTGCGTTTTTAACCGTTCCATCTTTATTTTTGGCAGATTTTGCTGGCTTATTTTTGTATATAGCATTACCTACACTCACCGACCCTGCGCTAGTGGCGCCGGCAGTAGCATTTTCTGAAATTGATCGATGTACAGTAGCTCCTTTGATCTTTTTAGCAACATTGCTAGCATGACTGTGGGATCCAAAAGTTTTCCACTTTTTACCATTAATATGTACATCGTGCGGAACATCGGCAGCAGGTTGTCTGTGCTGTCTAGGCTCTTCTCGATCCCACCCTTCATCGTTAGCGCCACCGTCTAACTGGTAGGCTAAACTATCACGCTTGCCCATTCCGCTTACGCTTGAGTCGTAGTCGCGTTGATAAGCACTTCGGCGATTCCAATTTTCATCTAAATCTGACATTTTCATATTTTTTTCTCCCCAGTCATGTATGGTAAACTAAACCATAGTTTAAACCATTCAGGTGTACCCGGTTTAATATTTTGCTCTCTTTGTATACGTCCGTTATCGCTTCCAGTAACACTAGGATTACTTCCACGCATTTCGTGTAATCTAGCATCAGCACCTAGACCTGCCAAGTGCTGAATTGCTTTTAATTCATGTATAGGATCTTCAGGTGCAAGATAACAGTCGTCGTCAGATGATTGATTTAAATGCTCTGTTGTAATCCTATACTGTTTCATTTTAATGTACTGCGTAACATCCAGCTGTGTTTTTTATGTGCATCTTGACGATCTGCAAAAAAGTTACTTAATCCATGATCACCGGATTGTTCAGCCATGGCAAATACTAACTTAAAAATACCAGCCATCTTTTCGCTATCTTGTAGTAATTCTGCAACCATTTGTCCAGCATCCATACCTTCTGTATTTTCATCTTCAACTTTGGTAAGCATACTAAACTTGGCTAAACTTGCAGGTGTGTACATCTGTAGTGCGCGAAGTTGTTCTGCAAATGTATCAATACTTCCATACACTTCGTCGTAGATTTTTTCAAACAATATATGTAGTTGCGGAAAACTTGCACCTTCTACGTTCCAGTGAAAGTTTTGCGCTTTTAATGCAAATGCGTATTCGCTTGCAAATGCCGTTTTTAATGCTAAATGATATTTTTGATCCATGTTAAATTCCGTATTTGTTTCGTTTAGGTTTTGCTGTAGGGCTAGTAGTATTTACAGAACTTGGCTCAGAACTTTTACTTGATGATAGTTTTTTACTTTTATATCCAGCTTTTTTAATATGGTGTTTAATATGAGTATGTTCACCATCTGTAAAAGGTAATATTAACGGTTCTTGACCTAAATGATCTATACTTGCTGGATGTCTTTCAGAAGATGCAATAGATACACCTAATCTATAAAGATTATATGGATTTTCCATTCCTGGAATTCCAATGGCACCCTTCATAACTGCATCTTGTTCAGGATTCAATTTTTCTTTAGTTGAGCCATAGTCTTTACCATCACCGTCGTGATGCTCTTTGCGTCTTATATCTTTTACTACACTAGCCTCAGCTAAAATTTCTAATATTTTCATATTATATCCCGTACTTATTTCGTTTAAGTTTTGCTGTGGGGCTTACTTTTTGTATTCCTGGTATTTCTTCGCTACGCTTGCCAGACCAGTTTTCTATCTTACCTCCGCCCACTGCTAAACTTGCCGCCTGCACCATTTCAAATTCTTCTTCAGTATATGTTGATAATAAAGGATCGCCACCAATCCAGTTATCAGCTTCTGCCTTAGTTGGATAGTCAGGCGCACCTGCTAGTGCAATGCCTAGCCTCCAACCTAAATAAGCCGAGCCTGTGCTTTGATTCATAGCAGGAAGAGTTATTGCATTTTTCATTGCGGCCTTTTGCGTAGGATCAATTTTCTTCATTACTCCGGTAGCACGAATTCCGGCTGCGTTTGTTGTACCTTCTGCAACTTTCTTTTTAACTTCAGGGTATTGATTTAAGTAGTGAGCTACTACATCAAATACTGGATATTCTTTATTGTTAATATTAATAGTAACGCTAGGTTTAATTCCCATGTTGTGGTAGAAAGATTTTCTATCACCGGCACGAACAGCCGCACGTAAATCAGTAGCACTTGCTAGGCGTTGAGTTTTAACCCAATCAATTTGATTAAACTTATAGGTACCGTGTGCTTTACCTTGGACACCGTTATACTGAGCTAATGTTTTGTAAAGCCATTCTTCGTCAGTGTAAACTTTTAAATGTACATTCTGTCCATGTTCTTGATAAACACGACTTGCTAGTGTTAATAAACTTTGTTCGGGGATAACATGTCCTGCAACTTTGGGCCATACTGCGGCCATTGCTTGCAATTTAATTTCATATGGTAATGGATCTTTAGGACCGCTTGTACTATCGTTAGTGCCTACATACCAAATAGGATTAGAAGCCGCAGACTTCCACACTTCTCTGTGTCCATGATGTGGTGGATTGAATCGACCAAAGCAAATACCAATAGTTTTTAGACTATTATCAAATGGCTTATCTTCTCCAGCCTCGTAAATGTTTTCAAAAAGTTCTCTTAGTCTCATTATGGTGTCCAGCTTGTTGGCACAACTTTCATGTGTCCATGTTTATGCCCTTTTTGAGCATACTGTACATATCCTTCACCGTTTGAATCCCAAACTTCTGGTTGCTCTTTTGATTTAGCAGAAGCATAAATTGCATCTTTTACTTTTCTAATTTCTTTCATTAGAAATAAAATTGCATCTAATCCGCCAGGATGTGCTTGTATCATTGCAATGATATGTTGTTGTTTCTTGGCACTAACACCTTTTTGTGTCATCCAATCTAAGAATGTTTTGCCAGTGGCAGCATCAAACATTCCGCCTTTGTTTAAGTAATTTGCAAACGGATAGAATATACCGTTTTTATCAGGATCTGGTAAACTATTTAAAAAGCCGTCAATTACTGCTTCATGTGTAGTTGCATATTTTATTGCATTGTCAATTACTTTAATTGTGCTTTGATCAACAGCTGGACCTTGTGATGTATAGATAGGACTTTGAACAATTAATCCAGGCGTTCCATTAAACATACTAAAATCATCTAATGGTTGTTGTTCTCTATCACTGGCACCAAATGTTGGAAACGTGCCGTGCCCTACTACCATTACTTGTGCTTGAGCAACACGCTTACCTAAATCGCTATTTGCACTTACGTGGTAACAAGTTTTACTCAACGGATTAGGACAAAAAGTCCATACACCATCCTTAAGAGTTTTGGGCCTGCTCGAATCAACACCAAATAAATTATCTGCGTAAACAAATCCTACAAAGTTCTTAGGTGTAGCCGCATCAAATAATGGATATAAGTTTGCAAAGTTTTTTGCAAACACTTGTCTTTTTTCTGCTTCTTCTGGGGATTTAGGGCTACCACTCTGATTAGCAATAAAGTCGTATACTTGTTCTTGGGTCGTACTGGCAGCACCTCTGGCCCAACCATTGTGGCCTGCTAGAATGAGCGGCCCGCCTTTCTTAGCTCTACCCCAGTATACTTGAGGAGCCCCATCCCATTTTACACGTAACGTAGTATTACCTTTTTTCTCTGTTGTAACAGATTTTAATCTGTTAAGAGCTTCTAGGGTGCCATCTGCACCACCAAAGAAAACCATGTGCTCTGGATGATTAAACGGTCGTCCGTAATCAGCCGATGTTTTAGCAACAGGCTGTGTGTTTTCAAAAAGGAATAGTTCTCTTAGTAACACATTTATTCCTTGTATTTTCCGTCTTTAATGTGCTGGCAAATTTCTTCGTGTATTTTACCACACATTTCTGTACACATTTTTTCGTCTAATGTTACAGGCAGTTCGCGGATTGGGAATTTTTGTGTGTATAATTTGTAGCTGTTTATAATAGCAGGTTTGAATAATTCTGGTTTAATTGGCAGCTTCATATCCATGCGATCTTGACATTTCATAATCACAGGGTGCAAGTGACGACGATATACATCGTCGTCGTTATTCATAAAGTGAAATAAGTCTTCAGTTAAATCGTAGTCGATTTCACGCTTATCACCTGTCACTTTGACAAATTTTAAATCGTCAAAGTCTCTTCCTTCTAATAGATCATTAATACGCATAGTTTAAGCTCGTTTATCCCCGTCAAAAGAACACTCATCTGGTTAGAGTATTTATCGCTTTTGGAATCAACTAACTATGCTTTCTCTTTTACAATTCGCTCTATTTTAACGATAGAACCGCCCAAGTGCATTTTAACCATAAGAAGATTATTCTCTCCGCTAACGTAAAAATGTGAGCCTCCCCAGCTACGATCTTTAGTTAACGCTGATTTACAGCTCTTAGTTATCTTAAGTTTATTACTTTTTTCAGCCCAAGATATAAACGAGCTATGCTCACTAGTAGTTTTGCCCAATGTAACTTTGTAATCAAAATTACGATTAGGCATTATTATAGTGTTTTTATCTAATGTAGTGTCAGTTGGAGGTTTGCAAATATATTTAACTTTGCTACTATCTATTTTAATAAGACTATCTAAATCAGATTCTTGATTAGTATAAACAGTAATCCATGGTGATTCTACTCTAACGTCTATATTTTTAATAGATTTTAATACTGATTGAAGCTTAAATGCGTAATCTAAATCTTCTTTAGTTCTTATGTTAGTCTTCCAGCGAGAATAGTACATTTTACCACTAAGACTATCGTCAATCTGAACCTTATTAAGATTTTCTAGGGTAGCATCCATATCCCCACTTCTAAACCATGATGCTCCAGCACACACCAATACAATCTTGTATTGATATGTGCCTTTAAACAACTTAGTAGTTTTTTTATACAACATTCTCAGTATCTTCGACAGCCAGCAATGGGACATTCTTAGGTTCTTTACCTTTAGAAACAATCATTAACTGATCACCATCTCTACTAATAGTAGCCCAACCGCCATTCTTAAGATCACTAAACAACATTAGTTTAGCTAGTGGGCGTTTAATTTCTTTGTCAATTACCCGTTGTAACGGACGAGCACCCATTTTAGGATCAAAGCCTTTTTCAATTAAGAAATCTACAGCATCTTTATTAATCTTAATACGGATTGCTTTGTCTTTGACTTGCTCACGAAGCTCATTGATAAATTTCTCAACAACTTTAATCATTGTTTCTTTACCAAGTTTGTTAAACGTAATAATACCATCTAAACGATTTCGAAATTCTGGCGTAAAGAACTTCTTTAAATCTTTGTCACTATATTCTTTTTCTTGTGTACCAAATCCAATAACATTCTTTTCAGCGTCTTGAGCACCGGCATTGGTAGTAAGAATAAGAATCAAGTTACGACAGTCAGCTCTTTTGCCATTTGAACCAGTGATAAAACCATTGTCCATCATTTGTAGTAATACTGTGCTAACATCCGGATGGCTCTTTTCAACTTCATCAAATAACAATACAGCATTTGGGTTTTCTTGAATCTGTGTAATCAACAAACCTGCATTTTCTTCAAAGCCAACATAGCCCGGAGGGCTACCAATTAGCTTAGAGATGCTATGCTTCTCTTGGTATTCTGACATGTCAAAGCGTAATAGCTTAACACCTAAGTTCTTAGCAAGAGACTTGGCAGTTTCGGTCTTACCGCAACCAGTTGGCCCCATGAATACAAACGATCCAATAGGTTTATTTTCTGATTTAAGTCCGGCTTGCGCCACCATAATTTTATCTACAACTTCTTGGACAGCAATATCTTGTCCGTAAATTTCTTCTTGAAGTTTGTCTTGTAGCGTAGCAAGATTATTAGACTCAGTTTCCATAATCTTTTCTTCAGGCATCTGAATCATCTTAGCAAGTTCATATTGAACTTCGCGTTCGCCAATAATACGTTCATCTGCTAACTTTAAGTTAAAGCGTGAGCAAGCTACATCAATTAAGTCAATTGCTTTATCTGGTAGTTTTTTATCTGTTTGATACTTAATTGACAGTTTAATAGCGGCATCAATAGCATCGTCACGAATTTTAACATTGTGAAAACCTTCGTAGTATTTCTTAATACCTTTAAGAATCTGCTTGGTAACTTCCATAGTTGGCTCGTCAACAGTAATGCGTTGGAAACGGCGCATTAAAGCACGATCTTTTTCAAAGTGCTTACGATACTCTTCCCAGGTAGTTGACGCTACAACTTTAATGTTGCCTTTACTCAATGCAGGCTTCATCATATTAGCAAGATCGTTAGCTGAGTTGCTAGCAGATCCTGCACCACTGATCATGTGTGCCTCGTCAATAAACAAGACCGTCTTACCTTTTTTCTGTAATGCCTTAACAACTGCTTTAAATCTTTCTTCAAAGTCACCACGATACTTACTACCTGCAAGCATAGCACTAATATCAAGATTATAAACAGTGTATTCTTTTAAGAATTCCGGAACAGACCCTTTAACAATATTGAATGCAAGTCCTTCTGCAATAGCAGTTTTACCTACGCCCGGATCACCTACTAGGATTACGTTGTTTTTACTACGACGGCCCATTGCTAGTGCAATGTTTTCTAATTCGTCCACACGACCAATAACTGGATCAATTTTGTTTTTCTTAACTTGTTCGTTAAGATTTGTTGTAAATGCTGCCAGTGCTTTGTCGTTACCGGATTGTTGACCACCTTCTTCATCAATTTGAATTTCGGCAGTATTGTTTAGGTATTCACTGAATTTTTCTTTTTGTATATCTGCTTCTGTGATATAGAAGAACGCCCAAGAACGTTTTTCACTCATCATAGCAAGAAATACGTCTGTAGGTTCAATGCGCTGACGACCATTAAATAAGACTTGGGTAAATGCTTTGTTTAAAACACGCTCAACACTTTGTGTTTTCTTTGGCTTAACAACGATATCCTCAATAGTAATTTCACCACATTTATTCTGTAGGTATTCTAAGAGATGTTGTTTAAGTTGTTCACTATCAGAACCAAACCCTTTGATCGAGTTGCTAAACGAATCGTCTAACAACATAGCAAATAATAAATGCTCAATTGTTAAATATTCATGGTGTAGTTTTTTTGCAGTATCAATTGCTTTTTCAAATACTGCTTGTAAGTTATCACTTGGTTCTACCATACTGTTCCTAAGTTAAAGTGTTTATATTATACAGTTAGGTAACTGTGTTATCTAATATTTTGGTTAATTCTTTGCAATTCTGCAATAATTGCCGGGTCTGTGATTGTAGGTGTTTTAATTTGAACTACTGAGACAAATCTACCCACGTGTCCGTGATTTAAATTTTTAAATCCCTTGCCGTTCATAGCATATTCAACACCGGTTTCAACACCTGCTCTAATATCTATCATTTGTGTTTCACCAGTAATTAATCGTACTTGTTTCTGGCATCCAATCATAGCTTCAATTGGATTAACAAATATTGTTGTATATAGATCGTCGCCCTGCCTTGTAAAATTTGGGTCGGGCATTACAATAACAGTAATATTAAGGTTACCGCGAGGTGCACCGGGTACTGAGTCGTCGCCGAGACCTTGGTAACGAATATTGTCTCCGTGATTTACGCCTGCAGGTATATCAATAGCTACAGTTTGCATTTTGCCGCTTGGCATTTGATATTTTGCTTCTAATTGTTTTCCTTGAAACGAATCAAGTAATGTAATTTGACATTGTATGTTTAAATCTCTGTTTCGGCGCATACCTCTCGGATGCCCAAATATATCCCCAAAAGGACTAGCACTGCCAAACCCACCGCCAAACATGTGAGCAAATGGGTCAAATCCTCCGTTGCTGGTATTAAAGTGGAATTGATGTCCACCGCCAAATTGTCGTTGTTGATCGTATTCGGCTTTTTTGTTAGGGTCGCCTAGCGTGTCGTAGGCAACACTAATATCTTTAAATTTAGCTTGGTCACCACCTTTATCGGGATGATGCTTGTTAGCCAAACTTCTGTAGGCTTTTTTAATTTCATCCGGGCTAGCAGTTTCGCTAACGCCAAGTGTTTGATAGTAATCAGTCATAAGAAAGGTCCAATAATAATGTATAGTACACTATTTAATTGGACCTGTCAAGTTCAAATAAAATATTTTTATTTCTTTTTAGCTGGTTCTGGAACCTTTTCGCCTTCTACTTTCTTATGAGTTTTAACATCCTTGCAGACTTCTTTTTTAGTCTTTGGATCAGTGTTACATACTTTCTTTACTTCCCCACCAGCAAATGCTGTGCTAGCAAGTGCAATAGCTAATAGTGCTAATAGTTTTTTCATTTTATTTTCCTTTGTAATTTGCTTTAGTAGCATTATAATACTGACTAATTTCAGCAGGTGTTAGTACTCTGTTATAAACTGTAACAGTACCAACTGAACCATTCAATGATTGAGTGGTCCATGCACCTGTGTTGTCTGGACAGCAATGTTTACCAATAAAGAACTTGTCTCCAATAGTTGCCATTGGTAATCCTGTATCATACGATGCAGTCTTTTCGTTATCGTTAATAACAATAGTTACATTGCCTCTTCTACCACCAATGTCTTTAGCAGTAACAGTCATCAAAATCCACTGATCAGGATATGCTTGATCAACCATCTGAGTTGCATTAGATACCCCAACTACTGCTGGCTTTTGTGCTATACCTAATGCACGATCGGCCCAGCTTGATTCCATACCAGTATAGATCAATGGACGGCAATCAGCAGTAGAACCTAACGAGAATTGATAGCCTGATTCATAACGACCAAATCCAATAACATACTGATAACGCTTAAAGCCGCCGTCGGAATCAATGTTAGTGAATGCAAATGGCTTAAACTTGACCCAAGTTAAGAAAGTACGTGGCTTTTGTTCTGTACCGCAGTTGTAAGAAAGATTTCTTGCACCTACAGCTAACTTGTCAAAGTCTGCTTGTGCCATGCCAGGGATACTTGTAACAGTGGTATTTGGTTTAATTTCTAATGACTGTTGTACACTCATGCTACCGGCAAAGTCCCAGCACTTGTGATCTGCGTTATATGTTGCACCTTGATTCACAGCGTTGTAACCGTGTCCTGTTTGATCATTAGAGTTGCCTTTTGACCCGTCGATGTGTACAAAGGCACCGCTTGGAATTTCTACTACTGGAATTTTGCAGTAGTCGCTGAGTATTGTGCCTACTGCACAAAGTTTGGCTTTGATATCATCTATCTGTGCCTGTAAATTTTCTATTTCTGTCGCCATACTTTCTCCTTTTTATTTTGGTGCAAACTTTTCGCTTGCTGTAAATCCTAACCCGGCAATAATAATATACATTAAACTATTAAACACAGGTAGATCAATCTTAGTATTAAACCAAGTTTCGCTAATAAACGCTGCCGCGCATAATAAAAATGACAATAGTGTAATTACACGTTTGCTACTAATAGTATCATTAGTACCGTCATTTAACATACTTTTTAACCAGCTCATAGTTATTTCCAAAAGAATAAAATAACTTTTAGCTTGTCAATATACTTTTGTAAGTATTTGGCTTGAATATTTTTTGCAAATTCAGGTTGTGGAAAATTCCACCCTACAAATGCTCCTACAAAAATATAAAATAATGTTTCTAACATATATCGCTCCTTAAAATAATTATAGCTCGGGTTGTGGAGAATCTGGAACAATTTTCTTACCACTTGCTGTTGTTGCTATTGTTGCTGGAAAACCGCCAAACGCTGTTGCTGTAGGTGCGCCTCCAAACCCGCTTCCGCTAAAGCCACTTGGTGCTGGTGTATTAAAACCGCCGGCTGCGCCGAAGCCTCCTGCTGCCGGAGCGCCAAATGCTGAAGTCCCGCTCGAAAATCCTGTTGTTGATGCTGTTGTTGCGCCACTTCCAAATCCCCCTGTTGGTGCTGGCGGTGTCGGTGGTCGACTCCAACCTGCATTTGCTGCCTGTAATGCTTGTTTTTGTGCATCTTTATCTCCGCCTGCTAACATGATACCTGATAGTGTACCAGTTAAGAATGTAGCAATAGGAACAATAAGTTCAAAAAACTTTTGATCAATTGGACTAATTGCGTTAAGCGGTTGCGTTACAAATATTAAAGAATATAGCACAACAAATACAATACCAAACAATGTCAATGAAAGACATATGCCAATAAAGAATTTTAGTCGAGCCATCAATTGCTCTTCAGTGTATAGTACAGATGTGTTATTATTTTCCACAGTTTGCTCCTTGTGATGCCACGCTTGCAGGCGCTGGCGTAAATGATTGAGTAGGTGTTTGAGTTTGTCCATCTTTTGGTGGTCCTAATCTTGGGTCACGTTGCCCTTTAAAAATATGTTCCGGGCAAGTTCTTGTAACATCGCATCTAGGCATTTTACAAATATCTTTATCCCAATTATTTGGATCCTGGCATGGGTAACGGAATCTGTCTCCACTACATAATGCTAATCCTAACGGCAATAGCAATAATAGCAATAGCCATTTTACTAATTTTTTATCTCCCATTCGCTCGCTCCTTAATATACTACTTTATTTAAGTGTTTTCCAAAGTTTTTGCTGTTCCTTATACCAGGTTGCCCAGTCATCTACTTTGTCCTTACATCCATAATATTCTTTATAGTTATCTGCCACAGTTTCAACAAATACGCTAAGTTTGTCGTTTTTAGAGTCTATAGTTTTTAAATCAGGGCATGATTCTAATAAATCTGCAGGAACATCGGGCCATTTAGGAATTATTGGCGCTGTTGACATGCACCCGGTTAATAAAATTGCGGAGAATAGCAATACTAGTCGCTTCATTTTGCTTTCTCCGGATTAGTTGCGGCTTTATTGTGCAATTCGTTTACTTTGAGATCAAGTTCACACTTACCATCAATAAGTTTTTCAACTTCTTTAATTTCAGTTTTTACAGTATTATAATACTCAACTTTTACTTTTTGCTTTTTCTTACGCTCTTCTTCTAAACGAGTATTGAGTGCCTTGCTTTGTTCTTCTACAACTGCTACCTTATCTTCAGCTTCTTTGACTTTTGCCCGCCAACTAGCTTCGGTATCAAATCCGCCTTTAAAATAAACACCACCAACAAGCAATGCCATACTGATAATCTGAAGTAATAAATGCCACGGCGCAAGCGCAGGCATCCAGTTTACAATTCTATGTAATAAAAAGAAACTAAAAAAAGTACCTACAATTCCAGTAATAAGAACTACATGAACAGCTAATAGTAGCAAACTATCTGGCACCCACGCAAGCATCCACATATTATGCTCCTAGTACTTCTAGTGCGTGATTGTAATGCTTAATACGATCTTCTAAACCTAGTGTACCGCCATTAATGCGTTTTGTTAGTGTTAACATGTCGCCTTTATCTGCCCATGAGTTTAAGTTGTTAGCTTCCCAGAACCAAGCTGCGCTTTGTACACAACCCTCAAAAGTTGTTAAGTGTTCGCTAGCTTCATCTAGACTAATTTCTAAACTTTGTGCATAACGTGTATAATTGTCTTTACCAGTTAATTGAATAAGTCCTCTTCCACAAAATTTCCAACCATCGCCTGACTCTTCTGGGCCATTGCCCATACGATTAGCATATGCTCTGTTGGCAATTTTTTCTGGCTTGTTAGCATATTGATTAGCAACATCCATATTAGGAAAATACCTTGGCCATACTTTACATAGGCTAGCTGCCTTGTAATTTAAGTTTTCTTTAATAGCAGTATAACCGCCGCTTTCGTGTGCTGTTTGTGCTAGAAATGCCGCAACACGTGGTTTTGTATTAATATCGTAATCTGGTAACACTTCACATAATGCTTCAAACCAATGATCAGCATGTGGGTTATTTCCAATAATTTGTTTAAACTTATCTAATGTAAAATTGAATTCAAAACTCATAGTCGCTCCATTGCTACGGCCCAATTGCCGTTTTCGAAAATAAATGTATTACCTACCTTGGTAATATTGTAATTTCCAATATACTTAGTTAAAAACATAACTTCAGCCATGTCTTTATTTTCTAACATAATAGGACCTTTTATACCTGTATATACTTCTGATTTAGTCCCGCTTGTAATAATTTTAAAAGATATAGGATTTGCCCATGCCTTTTTAAATTTAATACTTTCTTCTACTACACTTAATTCTTCTAAATAACTGTTACTGAAAAAATTACTAAAGTTTTCTAATACGTTTTTTTCTGTAGCAATTGCATAAGATTCTTTGTCTAAAGGAATTGAAGCCGCTAAATTTTCTTCTGTTGCTTCTTGACTTTTAAATCCTTTGAAATATCTAAATCTCATCTTTTCGCCACCATTGATGCGACTAACACCATCTAACATTTCAATAATTTGTTTTGGAACGTGTCTATTTCTTTCTAATTCAACAAACACTTTATAAAAACCATCATCAGTTTCGCCAGTAGTAACGTCTGCATCTAGCACAAAATCATAACCCATTTCTAAAAAGTTTTCTAAATCTTTTGCAGGTTCTTGTCCGTCAACAGTGAAACTTACAACAACAACATCTTCGTCGTCGCCAATTTTACTTTTGTAACCATCGACTTCAAAGACTTTTTTAATGAGTCCTTCTAAATCGTTTGGTCTTAAACTTTCTAATAGTGTTGTCATATTATGCTGCCGGTGTAGGCGCCGCTCCTGCTGTTGGCGCTGGAGCTCCTGTTGCCGCTGCCGGAGGAGCCGCCGGTGTTACAGGTGCTGGAGCTCCTTGTGGTTGAGCGCTTTCTTTAGGACCAGTTTGTTCTTTATATTCGTTTTTCATTTTTTCCATGTACCCTTTGTACATGTCAAATGCTACTTTTTTAGGCATCTGTATTTCAACAACCCATATAGGTTTACGATCAAGTTTACCTTTCTTAGTTCCAGGTCTAAGATCGTCCGGACTGCGTATAGGGCGAGCTTCTAGTAAATGTGATTTTTTATAACGAATTTTGCAACCTAACTCTGTTAATCTTTTTCCGGCTACAGGATCTGGCATTTTATTTTCTTCCCACATAAAGCCAGCTGTAATCCAGTGTCGGTCTACTTGTGGGCCATAGGCTAATTCGCCTTCTTCCCAGTTTTTATATACGTACATATCCATCTCTTCAAAGACACGTTCCATGTCTTTAAGGGCAGCCAAACTACTATTATTTTCATAAAGATCGTGTACATTGCGTATAATGTCTAAAATATCGTGGTGCATGTTAAGTCCCTAGAATTCACTATACTTATTTAGCTGGATCAAAATCATAACATAACAGTTTACTTTTTTGATTAATCAGTAAATAATAGTGTAGGACCTCTGTAGTTATCAAGGGCGGTCGCTACAAGTCCTACTTTTTCCATAAAGAGTAGGAGCAACTATAGATGACAAAAAGAGTGAAAAAACGCTTTACATCAGACGTTAAAGTAATTGATTTTCAACCATATCTGCCGCAGAAGAAGCAGCGAGTTATAATTCAGGCTCGCAATTCCAATCAAAAAATTTACCTCCAAAAGCTACAAGACGAAAGCAAGAGCATTGTTCTAGCTATCGGCCCAGCCGGCACGGGTAAAACTATGTTGGCTGTGCAACACGGAATTAAAATGTTCCAGGAAGGTATTGTTGATAAAATTGTCGTTACAAGACCCGCCGTTTCCGTAGATGAAGATTTAGGATTTTTACCAGGTGACTTAAATGAAAAGATGGCACCGTGGACTCGTCCTATATTTGATGTATTTGGAGAATATTATCAACAAAAAGAAATAGCAAAAATGCTAGAGGAAGGTGTTATCGAAATAAGCCCATTGGCCTATATGCGTGGCCGTACGTTTAAAAATGCATATATTGTTGCCGACGAATGTCAGAACACAACAGTGAATCAAATGAAGATGCTACTTACACGTTTGGGAGAAGGTAGTAAGATGGTGGTCACTGGAGATTTAGCACAAGCAGACCGATTGCAAGACAACGGCTTAATTGATTTTTGTAATCTGCTCAAAGGAAAAAAATTAAATCACATTGATATTGTAGAATTTGATCATAAAGACATTGAACGCCATAACGCAGTGAAGGAGGTGTTATCTGTGTATGGAGACTAACAAGTCTTAAAAAAAGGGCTCTTAGGAGCCCTTTTTTACTTGTGTAACGCCTACTCCCGATTTTTCAAGAAATGTGATGCCACTAGTATCCCGATAAGAGTCGCGATATAAAACATGGCTAATACCGCTTTGGTATATAAGTTTTGCACAGTCCAAACATGGAGCATGGGTAATAAACATAGTAGCACCCATACCAGATTCGTTAGACTTAGCCAATTTGGCAATTGCATTTGTTTCAGCATGTAATACCTCTGGTTTAGTTTTTAAAGTAATATGAAATCCATCTTCTTCATAGATCTGATCTTCACAGTCGTTATCCCAACCTGCAGGCATACCATTGTAGCCAATACTAATGATACGATCATCCTTGACTACAATAGCACCTACATGAAGTCTGCGAGCGTGGCTAAGTTCCGCAAATGTTTCTGCGGTTTTCATGTATGCATTAACTAATTTTTCTTTCACAACATTGACAATCTAATTAATGTAGCTGCCAGATTAATTTCTGGATCAATAACTAATGTATGGTCTACAAGACCTTGCTTAATAATTAAGATAGCTTTGTTTTGTGTAGGCTCGTCACCAAAGATAGCAATATTATCATACAACCACCGATAGATCTCCTCCATCTCCTCTGGCCTTGCCTGACTACAAACAAGTTTACGTGCTTCGCTGATCTTACCTGCTTTGAACAATTGAACCATTTGTATTTTATAATCAGCTTCGCCTGTATCTCCTTTTTCTGGGCTATGCAATTTACCATCAAGGCTGTTCATCTGGACTGTGTTGATACACTTACGCAAATCTGGATAAGTTGCTTTAACAAATGTATCTAATGTGTCGAGTTCAAAATCAATGTTCTCTGACATAAGAATGGTAGCGACACGAGCAGTGAACTCAGTAATATCAACTCGTTCGATGTGAAAACCTTGGCATCTGCTGTGCAAAGCTGGTATAATTCTGTTGGGATAGTTACAAGTAAGTATAAACCTAGCAGTAGTGTGATACTCTTCCATAACACCTCGTAAAGCTGCCTGAGCGTTAGGCGACAAATAATCTGCTTCATCTAATAGTACTACCTTAAAATCACCAAATGGAATCATTTGGACAAAGTTTACAATTTTATCACGCACGTCTTCAACTGAGTTAGTTCGACTTGCGTTAATCTCTAATACGTCTAGATCATTGGTATCTAGTTCTTTAAACAAGATTTTAGCTAGTGTTGTTTTACCAATACCGGCATTACCGCTGAACAGCAAGTGTGGAATTGTTCCTTCTTTAATCCAGCGTTGTACTTGTTCTTTTTGATGTGCATCTCTAAACACATAACCGTCAATTGTGTTAGGACGATATTTTTCCACCCATAGTTCTTTCATTTTTCAACCTTTACAAAATCATAAACATCACCGGTACCAACATTGTATACTACAAACATTGTAGCGTCATGAAACGTATCAAACAATTTTGATACTTTTGTTCCACCAGCCATATAAAAAATAACTTTATACATTATACTACTTTAAAAAATCTTTTAATTGATTGTACTAGATTATAAAATCTAAAATGGTAATCCGTGAGCATGGGTTGATGCATTGGGCATCTTCCTTGCTTGTAGTCACAACTAGGTGAGTAATCTTTGTTGCAAGTTGTACATTTCATTATTTTTTCTCCAATAGACATTTTTACATTATACGAGAAAAAGAAAGGGTCTGTCAAGACCCTTTGAGTTATTTAGAAATAAACGGACTCAGCTCTGGCGGCGTCCAGCCAACTGGTTTTAATACCTTACCGTCTTCACGCTTACGAACTTTCCCAGTCTCTTTATCAATTTTGGCAAAGTTAGTTTTCATAACTTCTTTCCAAGCACCTTCGGCATCTGCGCCCATCGAGTGAATAGCACCAATAGTAACAACTAGGATATCAATTAGTGCATCAAGTGTCTCAACTTTGTCGTATTGTCCTACAGCATCGCCTAGTTCTCTACATTCTTCTTCAATTAATGTCATGTAAAGATTAAATTGATCTGTGTTAAACTCTTCGACAGTTTGATCACAGGCCCGCATAAATTTTTCTTGATCGCGAAATGGATTTGTCATTTTATTACCTTCATTGTTCAAAACCTGGGCCACCTGCAAAATCAAATGATTGATGAGTTACTTTTGAATGCACACCAAAAGTGTTATCACCTGGATCTTCGTCAGTGACCATTAAGATACCGTTAGTATCCGCACGACGAATAATAATCTCCGTGCCGTCTTCTTCAACTACAGTAACACCTCGGGTCCAACGTCCGTGTTCGAGCAAAATCCAGTCTCCAACTTTGACGTCTTGTTGTTCCGGCCCAATTGCCCAAACTCGACACCATCGATGACGGACACCCTCACTTTTACCGTCATCGCTGGGCAATATAATGCCACCGGCTGATACACGAGCTTCAAAATTCATATCTGTGACTAATACATTGTCACGAATTGGAATCAGTTTCCCTGTTACTTTGCTCATTCTTTACCTTCTGGATCCATATCATCTACATCTTTTGTAGCATTTCTGTTATTAATTTGATCGGGTACGGAAACGCCGCCACTTGTATCGCGCAATACTTCTTCACGTTTCTTGATGATTTTGCCACCAGGCCCTAACTCATCCCCTCTAGCATTAACTTTAGCATTACCTACTGCAACAGTAAGCTCATTTTGCATTATAAGTTTGTGCATATCAACTTCTTTGCCCTGCATACTGCGGTAAACTTGACGTTGTTGTTCTTTCATTGCCATAGCAATCTCCTTAATGTATTATACTTATCTTAGAAATTCTCGCCAGTCCAAATTATATTTGATACTATCAATACTATGTACACCTATTAAGTAAAGTACATAACTGGCTACACTAGATCCTCGACCAACACCCCATACAATGTTTTCTTTCGAACAAACATCTACAAAGTATTTGAGCCAACGTAATAGATCTAGCATGTTTCTTGCTTTGTACGCTTCTAACTCTTCTGTTACTCTAGTATGTTGTGGATCCCATGGTGGTACTTGTTCAAATAACCATGCTTCGATATCCAATTGCTTATATTCAAACGGCATGTGCCATTGTTCTTGCCATGCTTTATCTAACTGCTCAACTGTTAATGTTGGACTGTTAATTGGTTCAAATAAACTAATACCTGATATTTCTTCAAAGTTTTTGATATTAGCATTTTTTTCACTAACAAATACAATGTCGTCAGGTGCAAACTGGACACCTTTATATAAGGCATCGATTAAATCTTGTTCGTTAAAAATTGGATTAGAATATTTGTCTAGGTGCATGTCAACATTTTAGTTGACATTGATGAGTTTGTCAAGTCCTTTGTCTCGAGTATTCATCATTTTTTCGTATTCTGCCGCTCTGCGGTTGTTCAATTCTTCTTTATATGAATCAAGAACAGCGGCAATTTGGGCTTGAACACTTACATTGTATGTTTGAAAATATTTTCGAGTTAGATCATTAATTTTATTTTCTAACTCGGCATCTTTAAGATGAGCTAATTCACCAACTAACGGATGCATTAAAATTCACCTATATAACTCACATAAACATTTACACCATCATCAAATGACCATGCTTCAATAACTTTGTACTTGCCGGTTGTTCCTAATGCAAGCGATGGAAAACCTGTGGCGTATACTAGTGTCCCGCCATTTTCTGTTCCTAAGGTAGGAGTATATGTAGTTCCAGCAGGAACGGCTACTGTTCCTGTACTTTTTATATGTAGTCGAATTTTACTATAGTTGTTAGACCCTGGCCAATTAATAAATCGCAATGTCGCATTTCCGTTTAATGCATAAATTTGTAGGGGTCCGTTTAATAAATTTACATCAATTACTGAGCTTGCTTGCACAGTGATGGTTCCATATGTCACTCCTGACATATTATTGTATAATCCGTTACTTATTGTACTACCCAGTAAATCGTTTACAACAGGAGTTGGCGTTCCCGATAGCGTGGATTTAATTACGGCATTATTTTGTAATGATGTAAGTTCTGTTTTTGCAACAGATAGTGCATTTGAAATTGCTGAAAAATTATCACGAAACCCTTGGCTATCGTTATCAATTCCGGCTACTGGGTAAGCTGTGTTTACTGCTGAATAATTAATTGTGCTGGTCATACTGTTATCCTATTGTTTTTGAATACTAGATATTTATCGCCTGTATAACCGTCTACGGAATCTATTATGTAACGATCTGCGGTATAATCTAATAGTTTGAAGTCAAATTCGCTGTATTTTATGTTTAACATGATTGTATCAGCTGTACCTACTTTACAGTAACATAATGGTATTGCTAATTTAAATCCCAATTCTTGTTTTTCACCTGGTTGTATACTACGCATCCAAAGCGGCAAATAATTTCGTTCTGAAGCTAGTTTTGAACTATCTAGATGTATAGTATTTTTAATACGCTCTCTCCAAAGGCTAATACTACTCGGGTAATATACTTTTGAATTAGGGTCTGAAGATTTATAGCCAGTGCTGTCTGCTGAAATTAATTCGTTGTCTCTTGGAGCAAATGGCGCAGGAATAGCTAAATTATCTATTAAAGATTGCTCTCCCGCAGTTGGTGTAGGTTTGTGATATGGAAATCCACCTGACCAATAACTATTAGATTTATCAGCAAGTATTGTTTTACGTTGGGGTTCTAAACGTGTTATAGTAGAAGGTAAATGTTTCCCATTAGCTTCTAACGGATCAATCATTTCTACATAAACAATTTCATAAAGTTGTGTATTTGTGCCTGGCAAAATAGCTGTTGCTTTTTTAACAGAACCAAATTGGAAACGTTTAACTTTATGATTTAATCCCATGGCAGCAATATATGCTGGTGCCTCGGTTGTTTCTATCCCTGCATAGACTATTAGTGATAAATCTGTTTGAACACCAAAATTAGAATCATCAAATCTATAAATGCTTGATGGTGTAAAGATTGCTGGGTCGTTAATAAATTCCCTCCATGCATTTCTTTGCTCTAATTTTAAAAATGGCTTTACTTTAATATTACTGAATACTAATTGATTTGGGGCATCAATTGTTATAATAAATTGCTTTGTAACTGCACTATATCCTAACTGGTCTTGGACTTGGACAGTAAATGTATAGACTCTGTCAAGGCTAAATGAACCGCCGTCAAATGTAGTTGCTCTATGTGTAGATGTTGGATTTTTAACTTGATCAGAATTAAAAGAAGTTAATCCAATCTTATCAACAACTATAGTTGGTCCAACAGTATGATACAACCCATACTGTGTTACTTTACCAACAATCTCTCCATTTAAATTTAATTTTAAACCTGGCGGCAATTTTCCACTTACTAGTGTATATGTTAATACAGCATCGGGTATTGTGCTTGATGCACTTATAGCAAAATTAGAAACAAAATTTGCATTGATTTTTCCTAGTGTAGTTGTACTATTCCAAGTAATAACACTGTCAATATCTCCAATAACCCTAAGAGTAAACTGTCTAGAAGATTCTACTAAATCGCCATGATCGCCATACCTAGTAGCTGTAATAGTAAATGTATATGTTTTTGTAATAGCGGGTTGATATGGAATAGATCCAAAAATCTTTCCGTGATTTGCATCAAAAGTTAAGCCGGGCGGTAAAGAGCCGCTTGTAAATGTAAGAACAACCGGTTCAGCAGTTTGATAAAATTCAATGCTTATTGTTGCATAATTATTTGCTCTAAAATATCCTAAATCTCTAGGAGTGATCCAAGCTGGTGTTCTTAGGTAGGTAACGTCGGCAGTAAATAATCCGTTGCCATCTAGCCATGTTGTGTTATCAGCACGGAAAAAATCATCTCCTACGACAAATATTCCAAATTTTTGTTTAATGTAAGTATCTCCGTCAGTAACGGTTACAATAAATTCATAATTTCTGTTTAATTTTTTTGGACGCACTGCTGGCAAATTAAAATCAAAATATACACTATCGTAGATAAAACTATCGTATCCGTTAGTTGAAATGGTCCCAAAATCAAATGCAACTGCATCAAATAGTCCAGCATCAAATGATCCGTCGCCTGCATCTACAGGTATTGCTAAAGCTGGCTCTACATAACCTACAATCTTACCTTCCTGTGTTAATATTAATCCAGGAGGAAGTTCCCCGTCATTACTTGCAATAAAGAAGCTAAGTGTTTGCCCAGCGGCAGTGTCTAAGTCTGTTGCTTCAATTTGATAATCAACATAACTGCTGTCCATGACATAGTATTGTTGGAATTCCCCAATTGATAATGCCCCTGCAGGGGAAACAAATACTGGTGCGTCTGGACCTTCGATAATTATTTTATAAGTTCGATCACTTATCTCGCCGTTTAAACTAGCCCGTATACAGAATGTAAATTCTGTAGTCCTTGCTACCTCATATGCGCTACCAACTATATAAGTACCTTGTAATCGTAATCCCGGCGGCAATTTTCCAGAAATTACTTTAAATGTCGGTAAAGTACCGTATTCAGTAACAGCACCGCCTGTTCTAGCAGTAGCCACTGGTATAGAGTCATTCAATAATAACTCTCGCTCAACTGCAATAAAAACATCTTTTTGTAATTTAACAGTATTGGTATTGCGTAGGATTATATCAGCTAGTGTGGTATTTTGCAGCCAAGTTAAATCACTAGCTGACCAATTTAGATTTTCATACCACTGTGCATCTCCGTCTCTAACACGGATAAACTGATCAACAATAATAGTACGGAATGTTTGACCAACCATGGCTCCTACGACCCTATCTTCTGCCAATCCACCTATCCATAGATCTATATCGTTGATATCTGTATATGCTGCCTGTAGCGCAGCCGCAAGTACAGTATCAGACGTGATCTGACTCCAAGAGGTATAAGCAGTTAGACCTAATACTTGACGCATTTGATTTAAACTAGGTAAACCTAAATCACGACCACGTTGAATATTTGTTGCGGCAAGATCCATTGCAGCTGGTGGATCGTCTAGTAAATTTCTTAGATCTTCAATAATATGCACATCTAGCTTGTTACTGATATCGGCAGCTAGTTTACGTAAAAATCCATCAGCGCCACCATTGCGTTCAAATTCGCTAGGTGTTAAGAAAAATGCCTGGGCTAGGGTTAACGATTCTGTAATGTTGCCTTGCTCGTCAATACGATCCTGCGCACCGGAAACAATACTATGGCCAAATCGCATGGCGGCAGCGGCGAATTCTATTTTTATGCTAGCATCAACTTCAGGTTTAAATCCTGTATATGCAGGAATCGCTCCAGCACCGACGACTTTTGGTAACCATTCTTTGTATGTTATCGCTTGCATTTCTGCGATAACAATAGACCTTGCCCTTTGGTATAATCGCTCCCCGTCCCACGACGGATTTGCTAGGGCTAGTCGAGTAACATGCCAGTTATGTTCTCGTATCATCAATGTCTGTATACTTGTTAGGTCTGGATTTTCTGTACCTCTTGGATCTCCGAACACAAAACTATTATTAGTGATTGGCCCGTATTGTCCGTTTGAAGTAGTTGATAGTTTACCAGTGGTTGCCATCTGTCCACCTTCTCGCAAGTTGACTGGATTCTGGAAAGGGGTTGGACCTTGGGTCACCCCTGGAGGATATGCTACACCGTAGACCACACTGGCATCAATCCAACCAGTAACATCGTTTTGCGGTACCGCAGGGTGTTGCGCATCGGTACCAGTTCCCGGAGCCACAGAATTCCTAGTGACGGGAATATGGCTTCCGGGAGTTAAATTTGTGTCGCCTACAGGAACTACAACATCAATGTTGCCTGTTCCTGGTCGAGCAAATTCTAAATCGTGTGTTAAAAATTGTCCCCATGCGTACATGAATCCACTATATCCAGTAGGGTCGGGATCATTGCCCTGATTCGCCTGATCCCACACTATTAAATTACTAATAGTTCGGGCATTGGGTAAATCGTTACGCATGGCATGTATACCATCTGCATAGCTGTTCACCGGGTATCGAGCAAAAGGTGCACCAGCACTATTACGTAACGGTGCAGTTGGGTGGTGGCCAGTTCCGTCGTATGCAGGCGGCTGTATCCTTCCGAGATATGTATCAACCGGAAGTAACTGATTTATCGATGTTTGCTCTTGGAATGTCCCTAGAGAATATCCTGAAAGCTGTGTCCAAACATTTAACATTAGAACGTACCAAAGTCAAGTATATTGTTATTAATTGAACCAGTAGAAATTGTAAAAGAACCCATGTCTAACGGAATTCCGTTAGGAATAGTTCCGTTAGGCCCTACACCTGCAGGTGTAGTAAATGTTCCAAAGTCAACTGATATAGCAGATGATCGTAATATAAAGTACATTAATGTATTAATAATTCTAACATTTGCACCCCATACATTGGCATTGATACTTCCATCGCCAGACATATCATGTCCGTTTAAGTTTAAATTTGCGCCTAGTTTTGGAGCAAGATCAGTTTCTAACTTAGCAATGGCATTTAGATTAACTGTAGTTGCAGTTTCTGTAATTGCAACAGTACCAGCAGTACTTGTTAAACTTTTAAATTCTAAATTGGCAATATTTCGTTGTGCAAATAAACCAATACCTGCTCCCAAGTTAGTAGCATTACCAATAGCTACAGTTGTTGCTACTGCTGAAAAATTATCATTAATTTTTTTAAATGCTGTGCGTAGATCGTCACCTGTTCCATCATTTGGATAAGCACCGATTTTAATATCTTGTATTGGCATTGTTTGCTCCGTTTAGTATATTTACCGTATTATACTGTGTACCATTGTGTAGCACTTGCACATACAAATCTAGCACCTGTAGTACCTGCTAATGAATATGCCGCGTTAGCTCCTAATGCGTTAATCTGTGCAGTACCACCGTTTACTGGGTACACGTTAGCGGCTGTAGCAGTAGTGTTGTAAATGTATATAATCATACCTGCTACCCCTGTTGGTAGCGCAACACCGGTTGCAGAGCCAGCGGTTACAGTTGTTAAAATGTTTATGTCTTTAACTAACGCAGTAGCAGTTGATTGTACAGCATTACCGGCTGCTGTGACTGCGGCATTAATACCATGCACTAGATAGTTGTTAACAGTAGTAGCACCTAACGCACCACTGACAGCAGAGCCAATACTGATGTTGGTAGTTGATCCACTAAGTCCAGCAGTACCAATGTTTATGTTTTTAGTACCAGTACTAGCAGCCGCACCAGTTCCAATGTTTATTGCTAGTGTAGCCGCTGCCGCTGTTGCACCATAACCTAATTGCACAGTTTGTGATGTTGTTGAAGGTGCAATGTTAATGTTACCTGTTCCTGAGCCACCACCGATAGTAATAGTAGCTGAAGTTACACTTGTACCTAGTGACACTGTACTAGTTGTAGATCCAGTTAATGCTAAAGTACCAGTCGACGTTACACCAGCAGAGTTTATAGGACCGCCAAAGAATGCCGCCCATGAGCTACCTTGTGTTACGTTAGTACCACTTGTTGGGTTGCCGCCAACATACAATGTGTATGCGTTGGTATAGGTTGTAGTGTTACTTGCGGCTATAGTAGGAGTAAGAATTGAATATAATGCTGTGCTGGCAATAGTACCTGTTGATGTAGTATCTGTAAATGTAACACCTTGCATGTTCAAACCAATACCGTTTAATCCCCAAGCCGGAGCACTGAAGTTACTACTACGAGTTAAGCCACCGTTAATAGCCAAGTTGTTTTGTACGTTAGTTGTTCCATTACCACTACTATTTCCCATTACAATTGAAGTTGCCGCACGTCCAAAGTTAATTGTAGTAGCAGTACTATCTAATAAGTTAAAACTAACACTGTCTGTAGTAATACTGCTAGAAATTTGTGGGTTAGATGAAAATACAATACTATTACTTCCAGTTTCGTCAGAGATTGCACCTGCTAAGTTTGCTGATGTCGGATTAGCAAGGAATGTAGAGATATTTGAATTTATTCCAGTAAGACCAGATAATGGCAAACCACTTGCATTGGTCAACGTTAATGAAGATGGAGTGCCATATGCACTGCCAGGAACTAGATAATCAACTCCTGCAACAGCATTGGCTAAAGCACCGCCACTGTTGGCTTTTAATATATTTGTACCACTTGGCGGAGCCAAATAATCTGTACCAGCTGTTGCATTGATCAAAGCACCGCCACTGTTGGCTTTTAATATACTTGTACCACTTGGCGGAGCCAAATAATCTGTACCAGCTGTTGCATTGATCAAAGCACCGCCACTGTTGGCTTTTAATATACTTGTACCACTTGGCGGCGCAAGGTAATCAACCCCTGCAACAATTTTTCCTGTAATATTAGCCCAACTATTATATGCAACACCTCCGTTAGTATAGATATTTCCGCCTAACGGCAATGTTAAATTACCAGCGTCTGAAAATTCAAAATCACGTGTTGTTAATAAACTATTAGTGGTTCTAAGTACTAACTTTCCACTAGTCATTGAACTTAATACAGCGGTTGATGAATTATCTTCTCCAAATTTTGAACCATTAAATAATTCGTAACGTATTCCGGTTGATGTTATGACTCTATTTGAAGCTGCTTGTAGTTTAAATGTAGCGCTACTGTCAGCCATAGTACTTGGAGTAACAGAAACTATATCCCAACTTAGGTTACCAGCACCGTCTGTTTTTAAATATTTGTTAGCATTGCTAGTTTGACTTGGCAATGCATTTGTAATCCCTTGCCATGCTGTTGTTTGTGTAACACCTCCAATAGTTATTCCGTTTGCAACACGTACAACACCGGTTTCATTTATAGTTAAACTTCCAACGTATCCTGGAATATTGAAACTTATAGTGCTAGCAGTTGCATTATACGGAACATAACCACTTGCATTATGGTTTAATGAATCGTTAGCAATACCGTATCCATCAGTACCAGTACCAATACCAAACACTGCTCCAGTGGTCCCGCTTGCAATTTTTAGTGTATAATTTGTACCGCCTGTTGTATCTGTAATTGTTTGCCCAGTTGTGCTTAATGTAACGTAATTGTCAACATCCGCTGGCAAATTGACCCAACTTAATGCCGAACCATTAGTAGTAAGATACTTTCCATTATTACCAGTTTGTGTAGGCACTTGTGCCGCTGTTGTTGCATATAGTTCAGTAAAATTTGCATTTACTTTGGCAAAAGCGGTGCGTAACGGATCACCGCTTTTATCGTTCGATGTTGTTCCAATATTAATAGTTTGTTTAGTCATTATAGTCTCCCTACGGCAATTTCGATTACTCCGGTTTCACCGTAGTCTTTATCCTCTAACGCCTTACCAATAATACTACCTAATGTTGGATTTAGAGCTTTAACTGCATACCCGTGTGTTCCGCTAGTTGTAAGCATGTCGCCTTTCTTAACACGCCCAACAACCTTACAAGGCACCCGTCCTGCTAGTGCAACACAAATCTTAATACCTTTTTGCTCCTGGTTCATAACATATGCAGGGTTAGTAGTTACTATACCAGCGGCTCGTGTATCATTAATATTTGTAGTTGTAGTAACTTCTTTGTCACCACCAAATATTAAAACTGTACCTGGTTCGTACTCTTGATCTCCTTCGTAGTACTCAGCTAAGTCAGCATAAGTAGCCTGTAGTTTACTTGCACCAATTAAGCTCCAGTTACCTGTAATTTGACCAGTTGCACTTTCATCAGCAGTTGTATCACTAGTACCAGCGGTAATTTGTCTAGTTCTAAGAACATTATTATTAGTTGATAAGTCAAGTGATGAACTAGATGATAGTTTTAACAAACCAGTTAAATTAAGTTCAGTACTTGCAGTACCGCTAGTAACTTTGGTTACAGTTAATTTAGAATTAGGATCATTAATTACAACTTCGCCAGTAATCGTTGTTTGTGCATTTCCGATCGCTGTTCCTGCAATCTTAATAGGGCTATATCCTCCAGGCGTCCAAAATTTAACTGTATTTGGACTTGTTGTGTATGAAATAGTCTTAGTACCGTTGATCTTTAGCAGTTTAACGTCGATACCGCCTGCCTCGTTATTATTTGCTGTAAAATTAATAGTACCACCGGTGTTTGCACTTTCAGCAATTACTACAATTGAGTTTGTACTTACAGAATAAATTGACGGATTAGTTCCAAAAGCTCCAGTGCCACTGTTTACTGATAGTGTCATGCCTGGAACTAATCCAGCTGTACTAGAAATACCAGTAATGGAAATTTGATAATCAGGCGCAGTGTTTGGAGATGCTGAAATAGTACCACTTATATTAGTAACGTTTACACCGTCTAAGGTTTTAACAATATTGCTAGCGGCACCAGTTTGCGTAATTGCAGTAACGGCATATTGATTACTGTAACCGTTTAATGAGGTACCTGCGGCATTCGTACCATTGCTTGCAGACGTTACAATCATAACACCAGAACTAGTGAATGACTCATTTTTAATACCATTGCCTAATGTTACAACTTCCCCTGTTCCAACTTCGGTGATGCTATCAAGAGCGCTTGTTTTATTACCTAAAACGGTATCTTTAGCAATTTTTTGTAAACTTGCTAATGTAATACCATTTGCCTTTAGGGCCACCCATCCACTAGTAACATCAAATGACGAACTACTAAAACTAGCCATACCTAAATCAGATTGTGTAATACTAGTTGCATTAGCACGAGTAGTTGCTGAATTTAATGTAAGTTTACTTTGTGAAATTGCTGATGTGTCGCTGATCATCGAATCTACAATTTGTCCAGGCCTAATAGTTGATACAAATGTACTATTTGCACTATCGTAGATAATGGAAACATTATTACCGCTAATGTTTTGCGGTAGTGTTGTGTTTCTCCAACGTTTTAATGTAATAGTACCACCTGCATTAAGCGGTGCAATGCCGTTTGATGCATATGTTAAAGATACATTTGAGCAAGTAATTACAATTGCTGATTCAGCATTATATCCCGAATCAACATTAGCTATACTAATAATAGATCCAACTGGGAATGGTAACAGATTTGATCCCGATAGCGTGTATGTTAATCCTACTGGTGTTCCCGATGTTGATGATATAGCCGAGCCACCAAGGCTTGCAGACAACGTAAATGTAGTATAACCATCAGTTGCAATAATATAATAAGTACCAGTACCGTTAGCAGTACCATTAATAGTTCCTGAACCAGTATTAATTCCGGCAATGGTTACAATTTGTCCTATCCCTAAAGCTGTTCTAGAAGAAGCACATGCAAATACTCCAGACGATCCTACCACAACTGATGATAGTGATGTAGTAAACGCACCAAATGTTAAAGTAGCAACAGCTCCAGTACCAGATGCTGACGTTACAAATACAAATAATTGATCGTCATACACTGCAATATTACCAGTGGTAAATACACCTGGGGTTATGTCTCGCAACTCTCTATATTGATCAAATAATGCAACCTGATTGTCAACGTAATTTTTAGTTGACGCATCGGTTGGAGCAACAGGATCTGCCAGTTGATTGATCTTATTACCACCCATCTTAATATTAGAAATCATTGGATTCTGACCGTTTAACGGTAAGTATCCTGGCCCAATATAATTAGCTAAAGGAAGACTACCTCCAGCATGGTCAATACCTAATCTTCTATCAATATAACCGCGCACTGCTGATTGTGTTGGTACAGTATCAGCGGCATTATTTTGCATGGTGTTATCTGTTGAAAACTCGCTGACTGTAACACCTCGTTTAAAGCCTAACCCGTCAACGTTACTTAGAGCAATGGCAGCACTAAATGTAACAGTACCCGTACCTTGGTCAACAGTAAAGTAACGTCCTACGCGGAAGATACCGTTTTGGTCAGATGTAACATAGAACACACGGCCAACACCGTTTTCTTTAATTTCTTGTTCAGGTTGACGGCTCTGTGCCGGATTTCCATAAATGGTATATGGATAGTTAGTTGTTGAATAGCTACCAGTACCAATATCTAAGAAATCATGTCCTGTTGCGCGACAAGTACTAATACGTACAGTAACTTGTCCAGAAGAGTTAATTGGATAGCCTAAACGTAGTACAGGACTTACTGCTGAGCTAAACGGAACACCTAGTCCTCGTTTGTTAGTAGTTCCAGTAGTTGGATCATATACAATACTACCGCCTGTTGTATAAGAACCAGGGTTACTTGGATACTTTAGGGTCAATGTTGTTGAACCAGTAGCACTTGTATTTGTTGCTACAAATGTACCGTTTAACAATGTATTTGCACAACCAGTAACAGTGTAGTAGTTTCCAGCAGTAATAACTATAGCGTTGCTTAGTGTAAATGATACAGTATAAGTTGTAACACCATTTTCAATAGTACCTACAGTAGGACTACCTGCTGAGCTGATTGTTGGATTTAACAATGCACCATAGCTAGGTGAGTAATAACTCATTGAGCCTGCGGCTGTTGATAGTGTTGGAGAAGTTCCTGCAACACTACTTACAAACACTAATCCCGAAATAGCACCAGTTGTTGTAACAATTGCGTTATCATTTAAATCAGTTAAGGTAAATGATGTTACTGTGGTTTGTGCGCCAGCGGCTGTACCAACACTTACTCGATAAACTGTTCCTGCAACAAATCCAGTAATTCTGCTATTAGTATCAGTTCCGGTGACTGTCATTAATGTTCCAACAGGAATATATGCCGCAGTACAAGTAAACACACCGGCGTTACTTGATGTTGCTGAAACAGTGTATGTTGTAGGAGTTAGAGTTGAACCAACAACAATTTGTTTGTTAGTTGAGTCAATAAACTTAATATAATATGCTGTACCAGTCACTAGTCCACCAATATCTGCACCGTTAGTGGCTTTGGTAAATGTAATTTTATTGTTTACAACAAGACCGGCTACGCTATCTAGTGTAATCACGTTTGTACTTACAGTAGTTGCCGTAGAAAAACCAGTGCTTCCAGGTTCTCTTTGGTAGTTAACAGACAATGATGTTGTATTTGTACCACTTATTGATAAAGAAATTGGAATAGGAATTGGAGTATTACTCATGACAGCAATTAACGATCCGTCAAATTGTGTCAATATACTTCCGTTATATTTTAATCGTATATCGGGAACAGTTAAGTATCCACTACCAGCACTAGATACAGTAAATCCAGTAAGTTGTTTGTTAGTAACAACTGCTTTAATAATAGCTTGCTGTACAACACCAGTGTCACCACCAGCTACAACAGTACCAACTAACACATCCGGTGTTGATTCAAAAACATAACTAGACACAAGATTAACACCGGATATACCAGATACAGTAGCTAATTGTGTGCCTGTAAGGACTGATCCTGATGGAATCCAGCAAGCAGGAGCAAGTGTAACAGTTTTATTTGTGGTATCAATACTTTGTAAAATAGTACTTTGTGGAATAATAACAGTCGGGTACGGATTTTGAACAAATGTCATACCTGGTGTTAATATACCAGAACTAGTTCCAATAGTTGCACCACCAATTGTTGAACTTAGTGTGAATGTTGTTGTTGTAGGAGCTGTTTTAATATAGTAGACATTACCAGTAGTATAACTTGTAATGCTTCCAGCACTAGCAGTTCCTGTTATTTTGATAGTTTGATTAACTGCTAATGCAATTGTTGGTGCAACACTAAGGGTAAATGTTCCACTATTATCAGCCGACACTACACCCGATAGTGTATATGTTTTAACAGCAATCAACATGCCTGTTGTTAAGTTATCTGTACTAGTTAAAGTTAATACAGTTTGGTTAACTACTGAGTATATTTGATAAGAACCTTTATACTGAGTAGCAATAGAATTTCCAGTTAATTTAACATAGCTATCAACAACAGGCAAACTAGCAACTCCTCCGTCTGTATTAGTAAACGGAAGCTGATAAGTTGTGATTCTGTTATTATTGTTTAAACCTACTGCATCGCTAGAATATGTTAGAGCTGAGATGCTTGAACCATCACTGCTGTTGTTATCAACTGGATTTGGATCAATTTTTAAATAGCCACTATATTGAACACCAAATGTTAATACAGTATTAACGCTTACACTAATTGATCCTGAGAATCCTACTGTTGTATATAATGTTCCGTTAGTAGTTTGTTGACTAACACTAGATACAGTTACACCTAAGTTTGTACCACCGTTAAGAACAATATCGTTTTGTTCAATAGTTCCAATAACTCCTGTAAACACATAGCTAGTTCCGCTACCTGAAGAAACAGTACCAGTTGCAATAAATTGCGGAACAGTATAGCCTTTAACTTTAAAAGTTCTACCACCCCAACCTGTAATGTAAGTTCCTTTGTTAACTTGGTCAATAGTAGCCTGGACACTAACTTGTAAAACAGATATCTTGTCATCACCTGGTAAAGATCCTTGTGTTTTGGTAGAAAACTGTAATGCACTATTTGAAGCAGGAATTAATGTAGGAACAGTATTAAGTGTTAAGGTCCAGTTAGCACCGCTAGTATTAACAGCGTGAATAACATATTGCCCACTAACTAATCCCCCGCCTGTTGAACTATCTACGTAGGCACAGTATACTCCCATACCTTCTGTGATAGTACCGGATGCGCTAGTAACATAAATTTTAGTACTACTTAAACTAGAACTAGCAACAGTCCATGTACCAGTAACTGGAGTAATACTAGGATCTGGTTTAGCAAAATTGCTAGTATCAATATTGAATTTATAATACTCAAATGTTGCATCGGCTTCTAATATAGCTATATTAGAATTTAACTGCTCACCAGTAGACTCTGCTAATCCGTAAGCAATAATACGATAGATAGATGCTAAGTTGTCGCTATATTGTAAAGCTGTACTTGGGCGAGTAGGATTTACGTTTGCAATACCTGTGAATTTGTTTTTAGTTAATGTTCTAATGACAACTTGTTGCCCATGGTATAAGGCTGCTGACAATCCAGTTGTACTAATACCAGTATTACTAGTTGTTGACAAGTTACATTTTAAAACGTTTTGTCCATTAACAGTTACCCCGGTATGCTCAACTGATTTAACTTCGTACCTGGTTGTTAATGCGCCAGCTAATGTATGATCAATTTCAAATTCAGAACTGCCCATAGGAGCAAATGCATAACCAATAATATAAATTTCTAAATTTTTACCAGTTGCTGTGGTCATCAAATTTGCAAAAACACCTTGCTTGTAGACGTGTGCGGTTTGCACCATGTTGTTTGCAAGAGCTACTGCATCTGGAACTTCTGTTACATCATATCCGCTAGCACGTAGACCATAGTTACCGTGTGCGTTTGAACCGGCTACGGAACGAATCTGTCCACCGTTGTTAGCCCAATAGTGAGTATGGCAGTAGTATGTAAATGTTGAAACTTGTTCTGATACTCCGCCGTTGGTAACAACAATAGCATAACCTAAATCGTTAATCATAGCAAAGTCGTTAGCCAGCATTGACTTGTTACCACCCATCTCAATATTGATTGCTAATTTAGAACCAATATTGATATATGATATGATAGCAGTTTGTGTAGTAGCTGTGTTAGATGTAATTGTTGATCTTGCGGTCTTTAAGGCAGTATCGTAAGTATATGTAATGCCAGTGTAACCACTAACACCTGTTACTAGGTCAGGTTGTGTTACTGTTAATAACGGAGCATTATCAACACCATCAATTACAACATCCATTAAGTGCCCAGTTAGGGTAGCAATATTAGCCTGGGCACTAGTCAATGTTGCGCCTGCGCTAGGAGCATTAGTTGTAACTTGTACTTCAGTATTACCCGCAGTTATTGTAACTGTACCACCTGCAACAATAGTTGGTAAAATTTGACTTAATCTATATAGCGCACCTTTTGTACCGTTGTAATAAAGATCATTCAAACCATTAATTTGGTTTGTGGTAGTATTTGGGTTAACATATGTGTTAGTATACCAGAAAATATTTGCAATTAACGAAGTTTGACTTGTCCCGCCGTAGTACAGGTCGTAAGTAATTGCGTCAACAATGTAGCCAATATTTTGTTCAATGATTGTCGAGTTGAATCCGTATACTGCATAGTTCTTAACAACATAGTTATCTGCAATATATGCAGAAAGTTCACTCTTAATAAATGTTTTGTTATTGACTAGTAGATCTTTGATCTTCTTAAGATTTGAATCATATCCAGTAGGATCTGGGAATGTTGTAGTAGGTGCACCTAATACGCCTTGTTCAACAATTGCACTAACAACAGCCGCTTTGGCAATGATTGCTGTGCTAGCCGCAGTGTCAGCTTTAATAGATCCTACAAGAATACTAAATCCTGCGCCAGTTGCCAGGCCTGCAAAGCCGCCAGTTAATGAAGCAGTATTAAATGTCAGTTTGTCGCCAACTTTGTAATTGCTTCCGCCCACATTTACAGTGATAGCAGTAATAACTCCAGATGTTACAGTTACATTTGCAGTAGCACCAGTGCCGTCAACACTAATAGAATATCCAGTCAATGGTACAGCGGTGTATGTTTGTGTGCCACTCACTGGACTATAACTAGTTCCACCTACTAGACCTGTTGATGTATTAAATGAAAGAATAGATCGATAACTAGCATCAGTAGCAATAAGAATTGTATCTTTAGCTTTTGAAATTGCTCTCAATACTGTAGTATAACTTGGTTGTACAGTAGTTGCGCCTACAAAAGTTCTTGATAAGTCAATACCGGTTTTGATTGATCGATAGTTAGAACCTGTAACAATATCATCTTTAATTGCATCTAAAACAAGACCAACATCCGCTTTAAATTTATTATTTGTATAAAGTCCTAGTGGGTTATAAGGTGTAGAAACGTTCATGGTAACTACAACAGTTCTAGTCGTAGCATCAAAACTATAAACATCATCTATTTGATATCTATAACCATCAACATAGAATGCACATGGTGGTTGTGGTGGACGAATATCTAAACCACTATTCACGTCACCGACAATGGTTACTGTAATACCATTTCCTGTACCTGTTGTAGATAAAACTCCAATTATTGCACCACTTCCAACGGTGGTAAGTCCTGTAATAGATTGATTTACATTATCAATAACTAACTTATCACCATATTTGTAACCTGTACCGGCGGTAGTGATCGTCGCAGATGTAATAGTAGTTCCTACTCCGTTACTACCAACAATGAGAGTTGCAACAGCATTGACACCAGTTGTATTTGCATCATATCCAGCTAGCTTAACATTAGTGTATGTCCCTGGAGTATAACCAGAACCAGCGGCAACTACTGATAATGTTTGAATACCATCATAAACAATATTTGTAATAGTACCTCTTAAGCGTCCAGCAAATCCGTGAACAAACTGTCCTCCAGCAAAACGCTTGCGGTTGATTGATTGTGAAAAACTTGAGTTGACTTGACCGTAAGGTGATTTAGTTTTAATTTGTCCTTCTGGATCAAGTACCATGGCAAATCCACCATGACCTTGGAAAGTTACATTACCAATACGAATTGCATCATTACATAAGAATGCATCAATTTCTTTATTATTTTTAGCATCGCTCGTTATGTCTAACGGGTTGGTCAAATAATGTCTAGCATAGTTAATAGTATCATATAAGAACCAACTTCCGGATGCAACTGTTCCTGTTAGATAGAATGGGTAGATGACTGAACAATTCATAAAGTTGCCAGACACGCTGTCAACTACAGCCTTACCAATTCTTGAATCTCCAGTTAGCCCCTGAGCGGCATAGCTTATTTGTATAATTTTTCCAACCCAACTTATAGGAACTTGTCCTGAGCCTAGGGTTATAACAACAGTATCAGTTGTTCCACCTAGAGATACACTTGTGCTTGTTGCATAATTTATTGATGTATCAAGTAGTCCAATCTGCATTGCATCAATAACTGCATCGCGATAGAAGAATACTTTTCTCCAAGGACTTTGTGATGCACGATCTCTTGGTCGAATAATTGTTCTACGGAATTCGTCGCCCTTGATAGACACGTTGTTAGCTAGTCGAATTGGATAATCTTCGTAGTAAATTCCGCTTTCAACAAAAATTGTAATATGAGCTGCCTGGACAGTTTCTCCAAATTCTAATTGTTCACCAACTGTAAAAAAGCCAGGCTTAGTCATTCTTACCTGTAATTGATCAACTCCACTAAAGCCGCCGTCGGATCCTGATGTATATTTTACAATTTTAGCGTATGCACTTGAATTGAATCCTACAATTACCTTAGCTGGAATAATATCGTTATTACCAGTTTTGCCTTGATCAACGGTTCCAAGGCCACCGTTAGTAACATATACATTCCAAATACCACTACCAAAACTAGGTACTGGCGCCGCGCCAATACCGTTCTTAATAATACTTAATGTGGTAGAAATATTACTATGATATGTAGTAATAACTCCAGCTGTAACGCTACTAGTTCCACTTACACCAGTTAAACCAATACTTGTAGTTGGAAGAGGTGTTGAAACAACTGTAGTTTGTGTTACAAGTTGTTGATATCTAGAAAACGATGTTTTATTTAATACTTGATAAACCAATCCAGTGTCACTAGCAGATCCATCACCAAAGGCAAATTGTAATCCGTCTAATGTTTCTGTATACTGAGTACCGATAGCAATAGCTTTTGCACTTGAATTTTTGTAATAACTTTTACCAGCATACACGGCTTGATAAGTGCCACCGGTAATTAAATCAATGCTAATTGCATCTATAATGTATCCAATGTCTCTATAGCAAGTTGAGGCATCATAGCTAAACCCGCCATTAAATGTTGTATTAATATAATTTATTGTTGCATTAGATGTAGTAGACTTATAACTAGTAATAGTGTTAGCGGCTGCAATATTATTAGCATTTGCAATAGTTGTTCCTGTATATCCAGTAGTAGGCGGAGAAAATACAGTAACACTTGGTATTAACGATGATAGGCTAAGTTTTAATATGCCCTTAATTTCATTAAATCTATTATCAGTATCAATTGATGCCGGACTACCTACAGTTGTAGCCACCTGCCCTTGGGCATATGTTAATGCGGCAGCAATAATAGTTATATTACTATCAGTGAAACCAGATTGTGTCCCTACCCAAGAATTAATTCCGCCAACCCAAAATTGTTTACCAATATCAACACTGGCTATGTTGGTTGCGCCTGGATTAACTCCGGCAGGAATATTAAATTGTGTACTTCCCCCATGGACTATGGAGTAAGACATATCATATGCAATTGCTTCAATTGCTCGTTTAATCAGTCTAGTAAAACTTGCACTAGTACCTAAACCATTATAATTAAATGTTGGCCAATTTGCAGTGATATAAGCAATAGTGTTAGTTGCAATAGTATCTCGGGCAGATAACATTGCTGTTCGAGCAGTATCTCTACCGGTATTAGAATTTGTAAATGTTGGTCTTGAAATAGCAACGTTATCTACACCTAATGTTAAAATATCTATAATAATTTGGAAATTATTAGAAAGTGTTGACAATATTACAGGATCTGAAATAAATGGATACGTTGTCTCGGTATAGGTTTTTGCTACAGATTTATATGCAGTAGCATTTCCAAGTATATCAGTTCTTACAGTAGCTTGACTGCCAGATGGAATTATTAGGGCATTTGCTGAAATAGCAGTATGCAAATTAATAATATTGTAAATGTTTGTAATATTATTTGATACTGATGCAGAAACAATGTTGGCATTAACTAAAGTTTCGTTTTTATATTGATTAATACTTTGTTGATAAACAGTTGACGGACTTTGATTAGAAATAATAGCCTGTGCTAGTGTATTAATGTAATTAACAGCATACAATGTTGGAGTTACTTCGGATGCTGAAATATTTCTAGATGCGCCATTCCAATAAGAATTTCCAACGTTAATACTTTCTTTATTACCATAAGGAGAAACAATTGCACCTGCACTAATTGTGCTTCCGTACATAAAGTCATAGATTAATGCCTGAACAATAAATTTAACATTGAGTTTAAAAGTTTCTTTATTGTATGCTAAATTTGGATAGTTAGCTGATAGGTAAGAAATAATTTCTGCTTGAATAAAATCAATATTTTCACTTAACAACGTCTTGGCATTGGTCTGACCGGTAAGTGATGTTGTAGTACTGCCGTATGAAACAGTAGGTAATTCTCCGGTGGAGATCACACTAATAATAACAGCAATTTTTGATTTAATAATTTCTTGAATTGTTGGCGAGTTAATTACACTGGTTAAACTTAATAATGTATTAGATTTAATTGCAGAACCTTGGGTAATAGTACCGCCAGTGATTGGATTTCCGTTATAAGTAAAACTCATTCCAACTACAGGATTGGCACTAGAACCAATACTGGTCCAATTTATAACTGGATTACCTAGACTAGCAATGGTATAAGTTGTTCCTGACACTAAGCTAGTAGACGTTGGAATAACATAAGATCCGAGTAAATTGTTTAGTACCCCCACAATTTGTTCAGCACTCAAATCTGTTCCTGCACTACTAAATGCTCTACCAGCTTGTATACTTTGATAGTTGCTACCAAACACCAAATCGTAACCAACTGCTGACAATACTAAATCAATATATGAATTTAAACTAGATTCGTTATAAGAATATCCTAGTACTAAATCTTTAGCAAATTTAATTGCACTAATTGTTTGAACTAGTTGAGTGGATAAAATTTTGTTAGAATCTTCATTAAAATATTTTGTACCAGCATTATACGAGTTGTAGGTAGTTCCAAAGATTAAATCGTTTGAAACTGCATCTAGCGCAAATTGTATATCAGCTACATACTTTGTTTGATCATAGGTAAAGGTGTTAACATACTTGTTATTAATATACGCAATAGTTTCTGCTTGGATAAATTGTCTATTGGCTTGTAATAAGTTATATGCAGCCTTATAACCTGCATCGGCACTATTTCCGCCGGTTAATACAACACTATCAATTGTACTAAAAACCTGGTCTGCTCCTGCGTTAATTGTATAACTAATTTTTTGACGATATGGGCCAGGCTCTTGACTAGCAATAGACATTAAATTTTCTGCTTGTAATGCTGCCGCGCCAATAGTCTTATAAGCATACTGCCAATAACGTCCTTCTCTACCAGCTGGCGATTTAATTTGTAAATCGTCGCCACTTGTAGAAACATACAAGTTTACGTTGCTTGAAAATGTACTATTGTCAACATAGAATTTAGTTGCGGCTTGCAAATCAGAAGAGCTATTTGGAGTCCCAGATCCTTCTAACGGTGCTGGATGATCTGACAAATATAATTTACCAGTCATAGTATCACCGCCTCGGTATACTATTGATTTTCTTGGTAAAAGCTCAGAACTTAAATAGTTGCCAGTTAACGTAGAATCGTAATTAGGATTATTACTTTCTGGAATTAATGGTTCTGCTCTAGGACTTACTGGCAATACTAAATTATAACTAGATACTGGATTTGTTACACTGTTATATGCTTGTAAAGGATTTTGTAGTACGCCGACGCCTTTAACATAATTTTTATCTACAAAACCTTTTGTAGTGGCAAACGTGTCAGTATTTGATAATGTTGTAGAAGGATGTGTGCCTTGATAGTTACTTAATGCGTCAGGATCATCTGGAGATCTTAAATTACCAATAACTTTAGTACCTGCATTCAAGTCTTTTGTTAGTGTTGGAGTTTGATCATCTTTTAATTGACCAACAGTTGAACTAATAGTTACTGTATTATTATTTGTAAGATCAACGCTAATACCAGAAGCTCCTTGTAGTGTTCTTGCACTAAGAGCTGTTCCGGTTGTATTAGCCATAATAATCTGACTAGCACTATAACTTCCTGGAGCATCTGACAAAGCTGTAAATCTAATAGTTCCACTTTGGCCAAACACAGCATAAATTTCGTTAAAGTTTTCATTTACTTTACGGAACGATTCACGGATACTATCACCAGTACCGTCATTACCTTGTACGCCAATATCAATTATTTGTTTTGTCATTTTATATTATACTCCGAAACTGCTACCGCAGCCGCATGTAGTTGTCGCATTGGGATTCTTAATTGTAAAACTAGAACCCATTATCTCTTCTTTGTAATCTATTTCTGCACCTTGTAAGTATTGCATACTCATACTATCGACCAATACTTTAAATCCATCAAGTGGTACTTCAAAATCGTCTTCGTTGATTTCATCGTCGAATGTAAACCCGTAACTAAAGCCACTACATCCGCCCCCTTGGACAAATGTGCGTAATGCTAAATTGGGATTATTTTCCTCAAGGAGCAGATCCTTGATTTTTGTCTTTGCTGATTCGGTAATTGTGATCACATTTTGCCCTCGATATCATATTTAGCAAAATATTTTTATAATCTTAATGTAAATACACTATGTTCATAGGGCAAGAATATCTACAGCAAAGTCATTATCGAAAAAGTAAGAACGGTACAGTTCATGCTTATCTTCGTAAAAAGACAGTATTGCTATTCCAGTGCGATTGTTGTCAAGGATATTTTAAAAGAGATAAGGGGAATATGGACCCTAAGCGTCTAAACAACAATTATTACCATGTGTGTGGTACGTGTGATGTTAAGAAATTTGCACAAATGAAAGGCGTTGAATCCCGTAAAATATGGGATATGCCTGTAAGTAGTCTTAAGACGCTAGACCAATTCTAGAACTAATTACGTTCCAGTTGATAATTTTCCATTGGTTGTTGAGATACGATTTTTTATCAGCTTGGTAGTCTAGTGCCCACGCATGTTCCCACCAATCAATTAAGAGTACAATATCCATCTTAATTTCGTGATTGGTAATAGTTTTGATCTTACCATCACGAGCCAAATAAACCCATCCGCTACCTTGCACTGCCATAGCTTCTTTTTGAAACGCATCTTTAAATTTGTCAAAAGTTTTAAAGTGTTTAGTAATAAATTCGCCTGCAGACCCGTCTGGAGTGTTAGACGTTGTAGGTGTTTGATACTGTGTAAACAATAAATCGTGTAAAAATGCTCCTGCTTCATTAAAGTCAGCATCGCCTTCTCCGTTGTTAAAACGGGTAACATACGCCTTGTATAGCTTGCCGTAATGATAATCTATCGTGTCTTCGCTAATACTTGGCTCTAAATCATCGCGACTATAGGGCAACTTTGTTTGGGTTAAAGTTTTAGGAGTTTTGCCCTCATTTAGCGTGATATGCTTGATAAAATTGTACATTGTGTATTTATCGAGGTAAATAATCTTGGAGGATAATATACCATGTTAAAATTTATCAAAAGTTTCTTTAAGAAAACAGAACAGCCAGTAGTAGAATCAGCACCTTACAAAGTGCCTGAACCAGCTGCCACAACACCAATCCCATTGGTAGTAAACCCAGTTGTTGAAGCACCAGTTGTTGAAACACCAGCGCCAGTTGTTGAGGTACCAGTTGCTAAAGCTAAGCCAGCTAAAGCTAAGAAGGCTACTGCGGCAAAAAAAGCACCGGCTGTTAAAAAGCCACGTGCTCCACGTAAGCCTAAAGCAGTTTAAGTTTCTTGGCTTGCTCGTGTAGAGCAAAGCTAGCTAGATTTTTACCCTTGCTTTCGCACATGATATCATGTGTGTTTAAAAAGCCCAACGCCCACTCATTAGTACTTTTATTCCAATAAAAGTCAGAGTGGGCTCTGAGCTTTTGCTTTTTGTAGCCACACTCTAGCAGATGTACATAGTTAGGGCTTACACTAGTGTCATGATCCACGAGATAATCTTCACGGCTGACACTATAGTGCATAGTAGGCCGGACACCACGCCAAGACTGAACAACCCGATCAACCCGGGGGTCCAGGGGCGAGATGTAATCTCCTGTTTTAATCCAATGGTGATGCACATCCAGAACGATAGGCACCAAGTCACTAATAGTAAGACAATCATCTAATCCCCATGAGTTTTCTTCGTTTTCGATAGTAATACAGTTTCTTGCTTCTGCCGATAGTCGTTTGTACGCACTTCGGATACCGGCTGGACCTTGTTTACCGGAGATGTGGACGTTGATTTTGAAATCCTGAAAGGATTTGCCGTAGCCCATGTAACGTGCCATATCCGCATGGTATTCAAATTCTTCTATAGATCGCCCAACAATACCTTCGTTAATGCTAGCAAGAACAACAAACTGACCAGGATGCATAGAAAGACGGGTATTGCTTGCACGAGCACTATGACCAATAAGGCTAAAATTGCGCTCAAGATAGCTGACAACGTCAGGCTTACGCCAAAAATAACTCCAGCTAGGCTCGGTATAAGCAGGAAGAATGTCGCTACTAAGGCGAACCATCCTAAGATTTTCATTAAGTTCTCCTACACGGTCTACAAGTTTTTGTGTAGCCGATAAATTTTGCACCATTAGATCCCAGAGCTTTTGCTCTGCTACATCTTTTGATTGTCTATTTAACCAACTTATAGTAGTTGTGCCAGTATTGTATTGTTTACAATCGTCTGTTACTTTAATACCGTCAGTTTGATGTGGATGATCGATCCATTTACATGCGAAGCCTATTTTCATTACCAATGCCTTATGACGCCTGCGATTATAAAAAAGTTTGTGATAATGTATATTAACACAATCACAGTACGAATGCAAGCAATTCGGTCTGCTTCTGCATCCGAACTGCCTGATTTTTCACCTAATGCCTTAGCCCAAATCCGCCAAAATTTACTTGTCTTCATCCTGGACTATACCGTATTGTTTATATAGCCATTGAATAAATCTTTCGATTTCTTTGCTAGGATACGGGTATGCTTTGTACGCAAGCGATATCCGTTCTAACCACTGTTTGTCGATCATTAATCATCCTTCGTATGTAGCAGAATTAGCACCGTGTTCAAATACTTCAACTGATTTGACTCTTACTGTTGAATTAATTGGATAACGCATATCACCGCTTGCTATTAGCTCTGCCATTTTGTCGTAACACATTTTAGCAAACATTTCGCAGCCAACGCCTGGCACAATACGTAAGTCGCATAATGCACCTCGTTGAAATGGTTTTAATGTATCAAATCCTTGATCTCCATTCCCTGAGCTAGGAATATTTCCCATATTGGACATTTGTTTAAAGAAATTAATATGAGGATCATCTTGAGCAATAACCAAAGTATGATCAAACATATAGTCTGCCCACGCTTTGAATTCTTTAAGTCCGCCAAAGTCCATACACCAGTTTTTGTCATCTAGTGTGTCGCACTCAAAGATTAATTTGATGCCAATTGAGTAACCGTGTAGTGTTGAGCAATGACTGTGCGAGGCACGCCATTGTCTAAAACAGCATGATAAGCCGCGGTCGTTTCCGTAAGTTTTTGTTGAGTAAAATTTTGCCATCTCTAGTCTCCTTTTAAAAAGTAGCAAGTTTGATGACATGCAGAGTATTTAAAGTGGGATGAATGCCATGTAAGACCACTATAGTAATTATACAGTATTGTTACTGTATGTCAACGCTATTGGTTAATTAATTAATCCAAAGGATGACCATTCTCCAGGTGTGCCGTCTACTAAGCAAACCCAACCAATGTAATTACCAGGTTGGGGGTTAGAGTTCCAGCAAATATCACCTTTCATAAAGATACCGGATGTCGGAGGTGCAACATCATTGATGAATTTTTTGTTATCAAATTTAACAGGCCCACTAACATCTAATCTTACACTTTCGTCAGGTTGGTTCATACCGATGCCAACTTTTCCAAAAATTCTTACAATTTTATTAGATGTAGCAACATCGCCAACGGTAATAGCTTGCGTATTTACACTTAGTAAATTGTCACTACTAGCGGTTATTTTAAAATCGCTGCCTGCTTGGATACCTGGTTGATGTATTAGCCAATTTTTATTAATGACTATATCAGTAACAGCTAATACATCAATATTAACATTGCTACGTAGGTCAACATCACCTTGTACGGTTAGTGATTCAAGTACTCCTAGAGTTGATAGATTTGATCTAGTAATATTTACTCCTAGATCTCCGGCGGTTAATACTACAGTTCCGTCAATCATATATGACTGTCCTACTGCAACATCTATAGGCAATGTTGACTTAATCCTATCGGGATCTGCCTGCAATACTAATTCTTTTTGTACATCACCTCCTGCCCAAACAACACCTTTTCCGTAAACACTAGTGTCTAAATTTGGAACAAAAGTTAACGAACTTGATCTTTCAACTCTAGTATCGCTAATAATGCTATCAACTTGTAGTGTTCCGTATATTTTAAGAACACCGTCTCTACTGCTTAAATTGCCAATAATAACTTCGCCGTTGTTTTTTACAGTAATTCTTGGAGTATTATCAGTAATAATGCTAACATCGTGGTTAGACACCGTACCTAGTACCGCTAACCCATATCGCGGACTTCCAACACCAATTTCAACATTATTGCTTACAATACTAATGTCGTGTGTTGGTTCTTCTGTTCCTAAACCTAATCTGTTTGCTACAGTATTAAAAAACGCAAAATCGCCTAGATTAGTGTTACCATCAACATCTAGCTTTTCTAAACGTCCTAATTTTCTTAGATTACTGCTAGAAACACCACCGCCTAATGCGGTAGCACTAAGAACTGTGGCACCGTGAATTTTGTATGTAGAATCTAAACTTAAATCTATATGTGCATCTGCAAAGATCTTTTTGTTGCCAGCGTATACTAATCTTGAACTATTATTTCCCGAAGTCCAGAATAATCCTTTTTCTGTAATATCTTCCTCAGTATTTCCAGCCCATTGTCCAAAGCCGGTTTCTGCAGATGTTTCGCTTATTAAATGTTTTACTATAAGAGTGTCAACTGCTAGTTGTCCGTTGACTGCTACGTCAGATTCAAATACAGATGGTTGCTGTGCTACTAATTTACCACGTACATCAAAATTACCCAGGTGGGTTATTTGACCTTCTGTCCATTTTAACTGAACTTTGTTAATAATAATTTTATCATCTACGATTGCTAACAGTTGGGGATTCATAAATCTAGTCTCTTTTTAATATTTATCGTTTAGCAGCGGTCAAATTTGGGTTACGCCAGTCGTGATTATAATCCCAGTCTTTGCCATCAAATAAAAAGCGTTTACCTTGATAATTTGGAGGAGGAGTTACATTTTCATACAAGGTTATCAATCCATCGGTATTGTCAAATCTTATAGTAACTGGCCAACCAATTTCAGCAAAATCTCCAATTTGCACAGGAGTGTTATCGTTTAACACAATTAGCGACACACCGTTTTTAACTAACGTTTTCATTATGTTCGTCCTACTGATATTTCAACAATACCTTTTTCAGTATTGTTTTTATTACTAATAGCTTTACCAATAATTGTTCCAGGTTTAGGATCATTGTTTACTATAGCATAACCTGGAAACTCACTAGTTACTAGTAAATCACCTTTACTTACTACTCCAACAACTTTAACTGGAACACGCCCCTGTAATGCAATACATGCCTTAATTCCTGGACAGTCTTTATTCATTAAATATGCCGCTGTGCTAGAAACAACACCTGCAACTCTACGGTCTGCATATGAAGTTGTGGTAGTAACTTCTTTATCACCACCAAATATTAATACTGTTCCAACTTCATATTCTTGGTCGCCTTCATAGTATTCAGCTAAGTCAGCATAAGTAGCCTGTAGTTTACTTGTACCAGTTAATGACCAATTACCTTGTATCGTACCAGTAGTAGCATCAGCGCCAGTTGAAATACTAGTAATTGCACCTAAGGTAGTTACACTTGCCGAAACATTATTGGTATGTAACATTTTATACCAAGTGCCCCAGCTTGTACTAGTACCACTTCGATGCCATACATTATCATTGTCTGTAAATGCTAACTGATGTGATCTGCCACCAGTCCAGTCAGTACCGTTACCGTATTGACGGAATGTCATTACACCGTGATAACTTCCACCGTCGTTAACTTCTCCACTGGTCGAATTACCTTTAAAATCAAAGAAGCAACCTGCATTAGTAGTTTCAGGAGTTGTTATAGTATTTCTAGAATCAACAGAGCTAAGGAATCCTGCATATGCTGAACTACCGTTAATGTTAACACCTTGTAAATCTAATGAACCGCTTCCACGATTATTAGCAATAGATGTAGTACCAATAAAGAATGTATTTCCGTTTAAGGTAATTGTACCGTCGGAATCTGGAACTGTTAATGTTCTAGTTGTACTTGCACTAATTCCACTTAATTGGAATTGCATTTGTTTAGTAGATACAGCATCATCTTGGAAAGTTGTACTAGAATCAACTAATGTTTTGTTAGTCAATGTTTGTGTAGCAGTCAATGTAGCAACAGTTCCACTAACACTTGGGAACGCAAACGAAGTAGCATCGGTGCCAGTAAATGTTAATGTATTACTTGCAGTTAGTGTTTTGCTATTAGCAATAGTTAAAGTACCAGTGCTACTAGTAACTACTAAACCGTTAATATTTGGAACAGATACAATACCGGTACCATTTGGTGTAATATTAATATTACCATTAACACCAGCAGTGATAACAATAGTACCACTGCTAGTTCCATTATTAGTGCTTAATGTCAAGTTAGCAGACGCGGCACCAGTAGTAACTACACCACTTGCGGTGGTATCTCCAATTCTAACATTACCTGTTCCGTTTGGTGTAACTGCAATGTCTGCATTAACACCGGTATTAATTGTAATGTTACCGGTATTTGTTCCGGTGTTTGTATCTAATACCAAGTTAACAGCACTAGCAGTAGTAACTTTTGGTGTACGAATATCAGTTGTAAAACTTGGGCTAGTACCAAATACTAACACACCTGTACCAGTTTCGTCACTAATAACTGTTGCTAGTTCAGCACTTGTAGTTGAAGAGAACGCACTTAGTTTATTACTTGTGTAAGTAACAGTGCCTCCACTACCAAATGCAACACTTGAACTATCTGTACCTGTAAATGTTAGAGTATTAGAAATAGTAACAGTTTTAGCACTACCGATAGTTAATGTACCGCTACTATTAGTAATTGTTAAATTGTTAATAGTTGGAATTAGTACAGTACCAACACCATTTGGTGTAATATTAATATTACCGTTAACCCCGGCATACATTGTAATAGTACCACTGTTAGTACCACCGTTAGTGTTTAAAACTAAGTTGGCGGCAGCGGCACCTGTAGTGACCGAACCACTAGCCGTTGTATCACCTAAGTTAACAGCACCAGTACCATTTGG